ACCCTGCGCGCGCGGGGACCAAATTAGGAGTTTTCAGTTACCCACCTTTTTCAGATGCCAGAAATCGCGCGATTATTACGTTTTTTCGTCCATTTGCGCGCGATTGTGTGCCATTTGCGCGCGATCTTGCGCTGTTTTGAGATCGTGATGATGCCAGCACAGGGATTGGAGATTATCGAGCGAATTTGCGCCTCCGAGCCCGAGCGCGAGGATGTGGTCCACGGATTCGGCTGGCCGGCCACACGTTTCGTGCTGACATATAGGGTTTCGCTGGAGCCTGATGCTCCGGAGTCTCTCGTAGGCTCGGGTGTAGCCGCGGGCGCGCGAGTGGGGTCGTTGGCGAGAAAAGTCGGGTTTCTCGGGGGTCGTTTTCTTGGCGCCGGCGTGTTTTGCGCAGAATTGACCGACGATGGCTGGTTCGGAGCACCTCGAGTAGGCACACAGGCTTTGTGTTCGCCTCTTCACGTTGGTATTGTAGCAACAGGTTTGCGAGTCCCACCTATAGGCCCCAGGGGGGAGGAATTGCCCTGGCGCTTCCCCCGGGGCGACGGTTATGTAAGCCAATTCCGATTCGTATGCACCTGCTTTACCGTAGTTCGAAGCACAATTTCCGGAGACTATCCTGGGCAATCATCCCGTATAGTTGTCGCGGAGTGGGCTGAGGCGGACTGTAGCGAGCCGAGCTGGGCTGGGAAGGCCCATTCCTGCAAACATCCGGCGATCGTCGCCTACGCGTCGATTCTATGCGTCCTGGAGCATCCTGGCGCCGTTGGTGGCTGGCGATCAGTTCGATGTGTCGGAGTCGTTTCTTTTCTTGTCTGCCTTTGTGTGCAAACACCATTCTGCACCATGGTGTTTTTATACCATAGATACCAACCAGGATGGTAGACTCCGATTTTCGGAGTGTGCCCACTCCGATTTTCGGAGTGGGGGTACTCCGATTTTCGGAGTGGGGTTACATTGATCCTCTGGATATCACAGAAGAATTCACAGGACGAACGTCGGAGCGGTTCAGATCGGTGTACGGGAGGACCCGATGCGGAGGCGATTCCCTCGTAAGAGGGCGCGTAAATGACGCTCACCGGAAGTTGTTTTGGATTGCGGCGTAGTCTCTGAGGTCCACGAACCCATCGAGGTGCCGATCGAAGGCTTCGCAATCTTCGCTGGCATCTATATCGGGGCCGGCCACGCACGGCGCGAAAAACTCGAAGGCGAGGATGCTCTCGATGCGGAGGAGGAGGCAGATTATCAGATCGTATGGTGGCGATGGTTGACGACGGGCCTCGCCTGTGGCAACAATGTGCCCGTGTCGATTGATTCCCCAGGCAATAGAAAGACTGACATTACTAGGCTTCGCGGTCACCGTATTGAGGTTGTACGGCGATCCACTGATCCACACTACGGGGTTCGTCTCTGTAGACTTCTCCAACTTCTCCACACAATAGCCGACTATTTCGTTCGCGGTGGTTAGATCGGTCAGATGAACGGTATCGCATCCGGGCAATCCCAAGAACTCGATCCGTTCGGTGCCTTTCCATCCAATTCCAAAAGGCCTACGCCACAGGTCGCCAATAACGAATCCATCTTCGCCGATTCCAACTGCGAACTCGCTCGAATCGCCGAACAGGATGAGGTCATCGTCAGTCAACAGAAAATTGGTCGGAAGCCCCGACTCGGCAACGTGGCCAACGATCATTCCGTCATCGTTAATATCGACCGCTTTACCGCCATAAATGAAAGATCTGGAATCGACCGTCCAGCGGACCGAGACTTGGTTGCAATCTCCAACGGCAATGCGAGCGTTGTTCATAGCGTTAACGTTCTGCGTCCACCAGCTTGGGGCAGGCGCTGGACATCCTAGGTCGATAAACTCAGTACCGTCGTAGATGAAGCCACTCCCAGAGATGTCTCCGCGATCATTCATGTCAGTGACGTGGTGATCGATTGGAGAGAATGGAAGCTGACGCGGATGCCAATCTTTCCAGAGAAGGTACGCGCTACCGCGCTCATCGGTCGCACGAGCGATGACATCCCCGCGGGCGTTTACCGGTATAATTAGCCAAGACAAACGTATTAGCGGGTAGATGTATCCGCCGCCCGGGTTTGGCAATTCTCGGTAGAGGTAGTGGGGCGGTTCGGCCAATGCGGAAGATCCCCACACAGCTAGCCCCAGGCAGGGACCGATCAACCGCATCTCACCGATTCCTTCAAGTTCGATCCCGCCGGCGTGATCTCGAGCACGGCCGAGACCGGATCCGAGAGCCTGCCCCCTTCTTGGACCCAGCAACCCATTAAGTCAACTGTGTGGGGATCCAGGTCCCGTCCGTCATAGGCGACCAGGACGCGGCCGTCCTCGATCGAGACGATCAGGATCGGGTAGGTTGCAGTGCCGGCGAAGTCGATGTCCTTGACGGCGTTGCGATTCACTCTTGACCTCCAGCGTGATCTTCACGTAGGGACCGGACGCCCCAGAACCGTCCTGGAGGGATGGTAGCGAGCCGGACGGAGGGCTGCAACGACAATCACACATAATAGCGATTTTTATCGTGATTTGTCTTGACGGCCCGGCCGGGCTGGCCTAACTTGCGGGCATGGCAACGGACCCAACGGCTCCGATAACGCTCAAAGCTACGGTCGCAGACGGGAAATACGTCGACGTGATGCGGAGGGCGACGGAGCTGGCCGACGATGACCTGGGGACGCGGGCGAACGCCCTATACGTGATGGCGCGTGCTGGCATGGAAACCCCGAGGTTCAAAAAGGCCAAAAAGGTCAAAAAAACCAGGCTAGGGAACATCCCTAGCCGAAACGGGAAACCCTCTAGGTAGTCCTATAAAATGGAGGTTTTCGGAGCGCGGAATATGTCCGATAAGGGAGTACTACGTAACATATATTATGCGATAAAATGTGCCACAACGTGGCACTTTGTTGCGTGACACTCTCTGGCACTACCGAACGTGGCGCGATTCGGAAATGAGAAATCATTATACATCACTCGCAAAACGCGGCCTCCCTATTTTTGAGGGGACAGACGTTTGTGCGTCCTACGGGGATGAACGACGTTTGAGTCGAGAGCGCTCGGAAAACCTGAAATGTGACGACGGGTGTCACCAGAACAGGTGACAGCGCAAGGGACGGAGCCTTGAAGTGTTAGTGATTTCTATCCGGTCGTGTCTGCGTATCCGCAGTGTAGCAGATGGCAGCGCGGCACACTCTGGATGATTGCCGTGTTTAAGGAAGATGTCTTGAGGGCGCGGGAGACAGACCAACAACCGAGTATCCTGGTCGTCCGACCCCTGGCGAGTCGCCATGGGACGTTCCAAAGTCCTCGGCTTCTTTCCCCTCCGACCCGGGTGTGTTCCCCTTCGGGGGGGCCGCCCGGGCTTGATTTGAACCTACCGGCGGGTCCGACGTTCGTTTCCTCGTCTCCATGCGAAATGGCCCATACCGCGCCCCGAGGGTACGTCAAACTGTCGTGTACGCGGGTCGGCTCGACCATGGCCCCCGGATGTCGTCGGGCCCGTCGTTCATTTTCGGCAAACCTTTCGTTTTGGGTTCGGGGCGAGTCGGCTTCACGAAATCTAAACCCCCTCGTGGGACGGCTCTCCCGAACACTTTGAAGATGGCCCCGTGGGGACGTTCCCTTCGGGGATGGAATATTCAGGAAAAACGGAGTGATACGATGAAAAAGATCATGGCGGCGATGTTGGCTTTGAATACGTTGGGCATCGGACTCTGTACCGGAGCGGGGTTGATGGCCGTGGCGGGATGTTCGTACTCCCACAAGGTGACGGGAGGTACGAAAATCCATGCCGAAGTTGCAGGAACGGAGGACGATAAGGCGGCGTTAAGCGCGAAGTTGGAGATGACTGATTACAGCTTGGTTCTCAAGGGAGATCCATTGGCCTTCTTCAATCGGGTCGTCCAAGACATCGGATCGTTCGTGGGCGGGATAATTTCCCAGTTCACGAAGCCGCGCACAACACCGGCACCGTCAAGTGCGCCGGTGTCAACAGACGCGACACAGCCGGATGGAGTGTCCGGAACGTCGTGAACTCCGACCTGGCCACAATCGAAGCCAAGCCCCCTCGTGCCGCGAAGGAATCGACGGTGAGACTCGTCGTAGTTCCCTCCGCACGAGAGGGGCAGCCAGCCAGCGTTGGTTTGGTGCGGCTCGGTCCGCGTGGACTGATTAGGTCAGTTCAAACGACCGTTCAACTCGATGATAAGCTAGGTCACCTTTATGACCTGGGCAGCCACGGCGGCATGAACATTTCGGCCCATGGTTGTAATCACATCAACAAGGCGATGGGTGTGACTCGCTACATGCCACCGACGCTTATTGGAGACGATGGGAAAATCCACTCTAATCCTTGGGTCGTGCGTGACCGCGGGAATACCATCAAGCGCATCAACGTTCGTATGTGCGGATTCGGTCGAAATGCAGTCGCCAGTTGGCAACTCGTCGTCACCACCCTCTACTACGATCTGGACCCGATGCTCGCCCAGGACGTGATGAATAAATGGCGCGTCTGGGACGGAAAGGACAAACCAAAGCTCAAACGTGATTGGGGCACGTTGCTGTCCTCGGAAAATGTGCCAGACGCGGACAAGCATGACAAGACGAAAAAGTGCATCGTGATCCCACCGGGATTCGTTCTCGTCGTTGACTTGTCTAATGATGAAGTCCTGGATCTCATCGAAAATCACGTTCACAGGATCAGATTTTGTACCCGACTCGCCGAAACAATCGCTTGGCGTCGGATCCTAACCGTATTCATTGGGCAACAGAAGCTCGACCCAAAGAACCCGAGTGTCGTGGTGACTTCGTGGCCGCAATCGGACCGCGAGGGCATGAGCGACATCGAGGAACTGGTCCGACAAGCCGCCAGCGGACAAGCCATGGTCGATGGTGAGCCAGTGCAATTTCAGGCAGAGACCGCGAAATTGGAGGATGTCGAAGAGGCCGACCTCGAATTGCACTCTGAGCGCGACGACGGCGGTGGTGGTGGCGCTTCCGCTTCTCCATCCGGCGCGCCCGGCCAGGCTGGGGACCGCGACCTTCCGCTTGCGAGGACTCAGATCAAAACGTACGCGAGCAAACTTCCGCCTGATGTCGTCGACCGCATTTTGGGAGAGGCCGGTTTGAGCGGCATCAACGAAGTGATGACGACGGGCGATATTGATCTGTTGCGCCAAGGTGGTGAAGCACTCAGGCAGGCGATCGATCGACGCGCTGGAAGCAAGTCGGGCGGGCAACAAGAATTCAGTCGGTAATCCATGACCGCAGAACTATCAGCCGAACAACGAGAACAACTTGCGTTGGCGCAGGGCAGAGCGCAAGAATTGCGGGTCGACGAAGATCCGCGAAAAACTGCGGCGAGGAAGGAAGCGCAAAAGGCAGCCGATCGCACCCGGAAATATCACTTCTTATGGGGCTGGGAGTACCTAGACGGCCAGCCAACCACTTACTGTTTCGATCTGAAACCTCCGACAACGGTTGGGTACGAGACCATCCGACCCGCCAAATTGGAGGGATGATTTTTCGTATTTGGTGAATTCCATGCTGATAAAGACGCTCACGCTAACGCAGTTCAAGGGCATAACCGGTTCAAGGGCTTTTGGTCCCTTGAACATACTCGTCGGTCCCAATCGTTCCGGTAAGACGGCGCATGCACAAGCGATACAACTCGCGCTTACCGGTGCGGTCGACGTCGGTGCAACGCTCGACGCCATTCAGCAGCTAGGGGGAGCGACCGGGTTGGGCGTACAGGTGCAATTGGATGACGGGTTTGGGTGGTCACGCGAGTTACGCAGGGACAATCTAGTGGGATCGCTTTCAAGGGGGGTGAAAGTCTTTGGCAGGGAGCAGCTCGGTCTCAAAGAGGCACAGGCAGCGGTAGTTGCTCACGTTGGCGACTTCGCCACGATTCTGGATGTGAGTGTATTTCTCGGTTTATCTGCTGATAGGCGCCGAGATTACGTGTTGGACCTTTGTTCTCGTGCTATGGGCGTTCCCATCGTGGCAACGGCAGTCTGGAATGATATCGCAATCGAATTCTGCCGCGAACGGGAAGGAATGTTGGGAATCGATGCGCTTAAGGATGCCGGATTGTCGGCCGCAGAAATCGTGCGGAAACTGCCCCCCGAAGTCCAGGTCGCCCTTGGCAAGATAGAAGTTCAAATCATACCCACCCTCCAGGGCGATTTGTCCATGTCGATCCAGGCGGCCCTTGTTCAGGCTAAGGAAATCACCTCGGCAAGTCGTCAAGCGGCTATCGGTGCGTCCGAGAGTGTCCGAACGATGACGGACCGACGGCAAGAACTCCAAACCGTTGCGGAATCCACGGAGGAAATGAGCGCTCGTATCGAGGCTCATCAAAAAACGAAGGATGGAATCGTTCATTCTCTAGGGGCCATCACGGGTATTAAGGCGAGCGAGGAGGATCTGCGAACGCGGATTCAACAGGCCGGAGAACGTGAGAGCAAATGGCAGATGACTGTCGATGCGCTAGGGACTGATCCAGATAGCAAGATAGTCGAGAGCATCCGAGAAGCCGAACAAAAGGAACAGGCAAGTCGAGAGGTAGTCGGTTCGCTCGTTGACGTGACCCAGGAGACCGTCCATGCCAAGCAGCAAGAGGCGATCGGGAGTACACGCCTTGCAGATCAGGCGCGGCGCCTTGTAGTTGAACTCAAAGAATTTTCGTCGAATGCGTGGCGCAGGGTACACAGCCTGGCGGAGACCGTCCACGATGGTTGGGGTGGTGTATTAGACGACTGCCCGGAATGGGCGTCTCTGCGCGATCAGGTTCGCGGTAACGCCGAACGGCAGTGCCCATCAAATCTCCCCAGCGGCGCTTTGCTCAAAGTGAATGATCTCTCGCCCGAAGCCGAACGGCGCCTCACGGAGCTAGAGGCGGTTCAGCTTCAAACAGATCGAGATGCGACAAACGAACTGGCGCAACTGACCAAAAAACTAGAGGCGACGGAGCACCAAGGATCATTCCATCGTCGGGCGGGCGAGTTGAAGTTGACGCTCCAGCAGCAGTCCGAAGAACGGTTGACGGCTTCGGAACACGTCCAAACAGCCACAAAGGACCGCACGGATTGCGAGCGTCAACTGGTCGAATTGACGGTGAAAGCCGAGACTGGTGTTGGCGAAGCCGCCCTCCAGGAGCAACTAGGGGCCGTCCACGCAGAAATTCTTGCTTTGGGCTCGCGAATTGACGCCAAACGCGCCGAGGTCGCGCTTGTGCGAGAGTTGACGGTGACGATTGCACGCGCGACGGCCGAGCGCGTTCTGAACGATGTTTCCAAGAAAATCGAGTCTGCGATCAAAATACTCCGCGAACGCCTCATGCTGGAGTTGATCAGTCCACTACTGGTTCGGATCAACCATTTCTTGAAAACGGGTGAGCCCGGTTCACGCGCCTATTGCGAACTGGTGAATCTTCGCCAACGTCCTATTTTCGAATTGGGTTTGATCCAGGATGGCCGTTCACGAGTGTCCCTGCCCGCGATGAGTGGCGGTCAGTCGTGCGTTTTCTGTACTGCCCTTCTGTTCGCCCTGATGGACCTAGCGGACCCGCCCTTGAAGATTGTCATCGTAGAGGTGGACCGCGCTGACGTTAAAACGTTTCCCGCCATCATTGGAGCCATAGAGGCTATGGCGAACCGCATGGTGGGCGGAGTGCAGGTTTTTGTCCTGACGCACCGGTTGCCGCAAGACATCTCACTGGAAGCGTGGGATGTGCACGTCCTCGGTGAGCCAATCAAAGACGACAGGGTGGTTCACGAAATAGAGACAACTTAAACAGCTATGGAATTGACCAGAGAACAACGGGACGCGGTAAAGACGAACGCCTGGGAGGTCGTCGTGATCGCCGGTGCCGGTAGCGGTAAGACTCGTGTGATCACCGCACGCATTCGCCACCTACTCTCGAAAGGGGCCTCGCCCAGCGAGATTCTCGTGCTGACGTTTACCCGCAAGGCGGCTGGTGAGATGCGCGATCGCCTTGAACAATCGATAATGGCCGACGGTGGTGACGTCCGTCGCTCCACAAACGGGTTGCTGATGGGGACGTTCCACTCGATCGCCCTGCACATCCTCCGGCAAAGCGGGCACATGATTGGGTACACGACCGGCACCATCACCATGTTGGATCCGGCCGACGCCGACCTACTTCTGGAAGATTGCTGTCGGGACATCGGGCTCATTCAAACGGACATCGACGGAACCGATCATTGGTCATTCGGTCTCTCGTGGAAAGCTGTGCGAAATGCGCGCGAAAAGCTGTATCAGACAGGCGATGAACCCGGCAATCGACACCTAGCGACCTTGATGCGTCGGTATCAGTCCGAGATGTTCGGCATGAACGTGGTCGACTTCGGGACTCTTTTGGTTCAATGCCACCGAGTTCTCGAAATTCCGAAGGTGCGCGCCGGCTGGCAGGCAAAGATCCGGCACGTACTCTTGGATGAGGCCCAGGATTGCGACACGATGCAATACCGGCTCCACAGATGTTTCGCACCGCCGGCGACGTTCTTCTCGGTCGGGGATACCCGTCAGTGCATCTACACGTGGCGAGGCGCTCGACCCGACCTGATGGTCACGAAGGAGCACACGCGCACGACACCGTTAGCGATTCACTCCTTGACAACCTGTTTCCGATCCGGGACCGAGATCGTCCGGTGTGCAAACAATCTGATCGCCAACAACGTCGATCCCTTGGTTCATCCGATGGTCAGTGCCCACGACTGGCCGGGAGAGGTTTCGCTTCAAATCGGTCGATCGCAGGATGTGGCTGAACTTGTCAAGCGATCGCACGGCGGTGGGTGTGCCGTTGATAGGACAGTACCGTTCTTCGGCTGGAGTGACATAGCCGTCCTCTCCAGGAGGCACCTACCGCTCAAATCGCTAGGTCGGTGCTTGGACGAGATGGAGATCCCTTTTCAGCACGTCGGCCGAGGGTTCGAAGTCTGCCAAACGGAAGAATTTCGCCAGATGCACGCATGTTTGCGACTGGCAATCAACGACCGCGATGAGATGGCCTTTCGACGGGTGCTCGCCATCTATGACCCTAACTGTCATCCGGTATACACACGAATTCGAGCACGCGCATCGGAATTGGGTATCCCGAGCGTACAGTTCTTATTATCAGAACGAGACACGTATACGGCGGATGTCCGCGCGTTGATTGCGGCCGTTACCAAAGCTGCCCAGACGCAGACGATTGGCGAGTTGATGCCGGGGCTTCGCGCCCGTCTCCCGGACCACGGGGTTGCAAGCCAAAACGCCGAGTGGTTCTGGATGAACCACTGTTTCGAGTTGACGGTTGCGGACGCTCTGATGTGGTATGGCCTGTCCGACGCGCAAGATGACATCCGGGATGGAGACCACGTCACCCTGTCAACGATCCACGCGGCGAAGGGACTCGAGTGGCCGTTAGTAATCGTGCTCGATCTCAACGAAGGAAATCTGCCGTCCTCGCAATCGGTCAAAGACGCCAGGCTGGTACCTGATGAACGCAGAGTGTGCTACGTGGCCATGACTCGTGCGAAAGAACGGCTGATCTTTCATTACCGCACACGGAACGAACAGAAGGACCGAGTTCAACCGCCGTCTCGCTTTCTGGATGAGATCCGTTGTGACGAAGGGGCGCTGACCCCGGAGGTGTAGGATGATGGCACACATGAGCACTATGGATCGGGCCATTGGAGCCGCTATCCTTCTTGCCCTCCTCGCGTGGGTGTGCCTCGCTCCGCGGCGTGACGGCAAACCACCGCATTTTCGGATCGTCGATGATCCACGGTTAAAGGTCCAGGTTCAGTTCGAGTGGAAGGATTTGTGGGTCGGCGCCTTCGCGCGTAGATCGCAGGTCGGCCTCCACATCTACATCTGCCTCATTCCCTGTTTCCCGATCCACGTCACGATTGCGAGGTTCCCGAAATGACCTCGCATAACAGTAGACGACGCCGTTCCCGGTTGCCGGATCAGGTGGTTGTGCACGCGGACGGCAGTTTTTCACCACTGCCGCCTTCGCTCAAGCGCTGTACGGAGTGCGGGGAAATGTGTTTGGTGGGTTGGGTTCACTGCTATCCGTGTGGAGCACTATTGCCACGTAACAAACGATGAAAAAGGGAGGGACGATCCACAAATGGCTGAGATGGGAAGAACTCCCTCTGGACGACCGTCGTGGTTGGGCGGCATGTGGTGTCAATCTACTGGCGCACGGAAGGTACAGAAAATCTTGGAAGGGCGTCAGGTGCAAGAACTGTCTCCGCCGTAAGACCACGACAAGGACCTAGACGGGAGCGGCGCGGACGTCCAGCTTCGACAACGCGGCCAACTGGTCTCCTCGCGGTAAGCCGCAGCGTGGAGACATTTGCGTATTCCCGGCAAGCAGCGTGGTGGCCCAAGCAGTCGGTCAGGAACCGACCGTGTTGGAGCGAATCCACGTGGACCGGCACTGTGGGAGGATCGGTCGGTGAAAACTACCTTGAAGCAAATCGGGCAAACTGTGGAATGGCTGTCCGATGTTAAGGACTTCTTGGAGGCGATGCGCTTACTTGCAAACGTGACGCTCGGCCTGCCGGCACGGTTGCGTTTCTTTCACCGGAGTTGGTACACCTGCACGTTTTGCGGTCACAGGTTCAACCGGGAACTTCATATTCCGAACAAGGCTGCGCGCCGGCATCCGCGCACGGATGGCTCGCATAGGCGTTACGCTGGTTGGAATCCTCCGGATCAAGTTACGTGGTGGTGTCCTGTTTGTTTACCCATTGATTGAGGAGCGGATTTTATGCTAAGAGAAGAACTGCATGTCGGGTTGCCCGTCAAGATTCGAATGAGAATAACGGGGCGATATGAGGTGGCGCGTGTCATCCATATTCCGACGACCGCCGGTGAGCAAGTCAGGCTAAGTTGTGGGGATAGGATGATTCACCGACACGACGGTGACATCGAACCACGTGACTATGTTCCCCCGGATCGCGGTCCAAGAATCGATGTGCAACATGGTTGCCGGTAAGCCGGCGATCCAGATCGAGGAGTAACCCGTGGTGCGGGGTAGAGCAGTTGGTAGCTCGCTGGGCTCATAACCCGGAGGTCGCAGGTTCGAGTCCTGCCCCCGCTATTTTGGTTTTTGGTGCACTGATGCTGTTGGAAAAAAAGGAGTTGAACTGATGGCTACCGATCTCGGACCTTGTTGCGTGTGTGAATCCAACGTTGATGTCTACGTTGTCATGCTGCCCGTGAGGGGCTTGGTACCCGGCCATGGCTGGGGATGTGTCGTCTGCGGTTTACGTGCTGACGGAGCGTTGGCCGTGCTTTGTCGCATTTGCCTTGGCAGACAACCCGTCTACGCATGTCAGGGATTCCTGGGTACGGAGGCGCGGGTTTCTATTGAGGAACTCCGAAAGCCACACACGCACCGCGCATCGAGGCATCCTGAACTATGTGGACAAACAACTGCCCATCCGGGCGGGGAGGCGCCTCTAGGTGATGCGGAATTCGTCAGAGTCGCAACGGTGCGCTTCTTGGATCAGCGACTTGCGAGGGTCGAGGAAAGGATGCGGCGGTATGAGACCCACATCACCGCCCTGGAAGATCGGTGTGCTAGTCTTGAGCAAGCTTTTCCGATCGAAGCCGGTATCGCCCAACGCAGATCACCGCCGGCGCCTCCCAATGAAACTACCACCCAGCGTGCGCCGGAGTCACTATCACGATGAACCAACCGGCCCAGCGTCCAGCGAGCGCCACCCGCGGGCGTTGGCACAACCACCTTCCGGAGTGGGTTGAGGCGTCCGATCTCTACGCGCGGCTGCCGCAAACCGGCAAGAGGTTTCTCCAGGCGGTTGCCGATGCGTGTCAACCACCAGGCCCCGACGGATCCCTCGTGGGTGCGTTCGGTGGCCACCAGTTGATTACGAGCATCGGATGCCAGCCGTCGACGTTTTGGGCCTACGTCGAGCTATTGGAAGCGGTGGGACTGCTCGTGACGCTCAATCGTGGCGGCCGGTTGACGTTCAGGGTTGGCGGTGACACTCGCAACGTCGGCAACGTCTACGGGATTCCTGGCACGCGTGGAGCGCTGAACGCGCGTCGTTGCCAGAGGGAAGTGTGTCGCATGGTTCGGACGGCCGACGGTGCTCTCCATCGACAAGTGCTGCAGCCGGGAACGCAGGCGACACTCTGGCATCCCGACGACCTGAAGCCCGAAGCGCCACCTGTGCATTGCTCTGTGAAGTCTCCCGAAATCGGAGTGGGGGTACTCCGAAAATCGGAGTGGGGGTACTCCGAAAATCGGAGTGGGGGTACTCCGAAAATCGGAGTGGGGGTACTCCGGGAATCGGAGTCTACCATCCTGTCTGGTATCCCTGGTAAAAAAACCATGGTGCGGAGAGATGGTGTTTGCACACAAACTCACAGAAAGAAAGTTCCCCTGGCCGATCTCGTGAAGGCGGATCTGACGAACACCGGCCGGCTAATGACGCTATTTGCAGAGGCCGTGCAGAACGGGCTGATCGACGATACGGAGGCGCGCCAACTCGATTGGGTTGGGATGGCCGAACGTGCGATCCGGGTTGCTCGAAACCCCGTAAAGATGTTCGTTTCAAACATCAAGCACGGTGACCGTTGGCACTTTATCGCCATCGAAGATGAACAAGCCGCACAAGGACGACTCAAGCAATATCGCCATGACGACGGCCAGGCAGACGACATGGAGGGCGAAGACCCTCGACTTGTCGGCGGAGATTTTCGTCGTCTATTGATTGCCGAATTGGAGTTGGAACAAACAGGAACAGTGAACGGCCGCCCCGGGGCCGCACCCCGATAATCCGCCCGCCGTGGGAGGAGACGTCCGCCAAATACCCAGAAAGGAAATACATATGCCAACGGCAACGAAAAAGAGAGCCAAGAAAAAGACTGCGAAAAAGGCGCGAAAGCAATCCGGCTCACGGGCGGCCGGTAGACCGCGACACGAAGCCAATAAGAGTCTTGGCCGAGGTCTCGATGGGCCGCGCCTCGCGGCTCCGCCCGACAATGGAGGTTTTGATCATGGACTACTCGAGGATAATCCGGCTGATGATGTCACTGTCGACACGAGTGACGCCATGGATGAGGGCGAACAGATCCCGCTATTTGAGTATGAGGAGGCGGACGCGAAAGAGATTGCCAAGATGGCCCGTCAATACTCTCGAGCGATGAAAGCACGCGTAAAGCTGCTCGAGGAAGAGAAGAGATTTAAGGTGGCGCTCAGCGAGAAGATCAAGGGTTCCGGCGCAAAACCCACCAAGGAAGGGAAATACAAGGTGCACGCAGGCGACTTGACAATCACGATCACTCCGCAAGTGGTCAGCGAGTCGGTGCGAGTCGCGTTCGATAAGGATGCCAAGAGTAAAGACACCGACTGATCCTAGCGATGACCAATCGAATTGATTGCCAAACGGCGGAGGCGCGTGTCGAGTTCGTGGCGGCTATGCGGAAAGAATATCCGGCCGATCCTGAGATTGCCGAGTTGTGCCGGTTGTTGATGCGACTATCGGCGACACATCATCGTTTGCAAGTTGCGTATTGCAATCGAGGAGCGACCCTAGCGCGGCAACAGCAAGAGCATCGTTGCGAAAGGAAAATCGTCGAGTTGTGCAGCCGGTTCGGATGTGACGGCGCTCCAGTACCGTCATACCCGATGTTCATTCGGAATCTTCGCGGTGCTACGGTCAAGCTGGTTGTGCCGAGTGGATCAACGAACGACTCCGCCCAAATCGGCATCGTCGTTCCTGCTGGCCGTTCCTGAAAGGAGAGTGTGCGTAAGGATGCCACAACTTCCATGGCAAGAGTTACAAGAGGCTGCCCGGTTGGCTGTGCGGAAATCATACTGCGAGGGCGACCCGAAATTCGAGAGCCTATACGCCAACGTTTGCAACGCCGAAAGGTTCATCTGCTACCTCTTGGCTGAGGTTGTAGAGTTAGGTAAGCGCAACCTGGTGATGGAACGACGGAGATCCTGAGATCAGCGCAAACGAAATAACGGTTCTGGGTATCGACCTCGGTCTCAATTGTGGATGGTGTTTCTACCGCGTAGGCAAAGGCATGGTGAGCGGCGTATGGGACATCACGGGTTCAGCAGTGGAGCGCGATGGCGTGAGATACTGTCGGTTTCTCCGATGGCTCGACTGGATCTTGAAGGAGCACGGCCTACCCAATGAGATCGTCTACGAAAAGGTGCGCTTCCACGGTAGGAACGCCGGCGTCGACGCCCCGCATTTGTACGGGGCGTTGAAGGGGCTGCTGTTGGTGTGGTGCGAGATCCACAAAGTACGGTACAGGGGTTTGTGGGTGGCTACGGTTAAGAAATTTGCTACTGGCAACGGAAATGCCAAGAAGGCGATCGTGCTAGAGGCAGCGCAGCGCCGGTGGCCACAGGCGTGTATCGAGGACGATAACGAAGCCGACGCGCGATGGGTCGCTGCAACTCACGCCGCCAAAATGGTGCAACGAACGTAGGAAGGTGAAACGAACCATGGACGACAAACCGAGGCCGACGACTCACGTTGACATATTCGGTCCCAAGTGCCTAGCAGAAATGTTCGACGAATGGTGGTTGTCGGAGACCACCAATCATCCAAACAAGCAGTTTGGAAAGGGCTACGCCTATTGGTGTTGGTGCGCAGCCTTGGGATTTGATCTTCGGAAGGGTGGGGCGTTGGAAAAAAGGGAAGGGGATTCGCCGGTCACGGCCGACCCGGAGGCTGCCGCATTTGAGCGGTGGTGGCAGGAACGTACGCTGATCGATTACGAAACCACGAAGCGATTGGTGTACCGTGCCTGGTGCGCGTCGGCCGCACAGCCGCCGCGCGTCGCCTTCCCGACGGAGTTCCCGTTAGGTTCGGAAGGCCCTTCATCGATGACACAGCCGGCGTCGGGATTGCCGGTGCAGCCTGAGCCGATCAATACGGCTAAAAACGATTTCGAAGAATGGTGGGATGAAGCAACCCGGGGCTCCCCCGGAACCGTCGAACTTGTCGACCGTATGGCGTATCGGGCGTGGTGCGCAGCGTTAGGGTTCGACGTCGAGGGCGAAACCCTCGTCAAGCGCGGCGGCCGATCAACGTCTGGCTCTGACCCAGAGGCTCCCGATTTCGACCATTGGTGGACCCAAATGGCAGAACGTGATCCGCTGGGAGACAAGAAGAGCCTCGCGTACCGAGCTTGGTGCGCCGGCGCGGCCACGGGGACAGTAACGCCAAAACTAGATAATTTGGAAATGCTCTACCGCATTGCTCGTGAGCAGGGCTGGTGTGCGGAGGCGCCGGCGTCCGGATTGCCGGTGCAGCCTGAGTCGGTGCGTGAACGGATGAGCCTGCCACCCCTTGAGACCACGCGCCGATTCGACGAATGGTGGGAAGCATTTCGGGAGAAAGAGGTGCGTCCAAATTTTACCTCGATGTATTTCGCTTGGTACGCATGGTGCGCCGCACACAAAAAGATGGGCGCCTCGATGGCGAATGACAACCTGCCGAGCAAGCCTGCCTGGCTGTGTCAGTGTGGAACTGCTTATGAAGGCGCTAGGTCGAAGGTGCGAATGGATCTTGCACCGGACAGGCTTGCCAAAAGCGGCATCGACGTCTGGATTTGTCAGTGTGGTCTTGTTTATGAGGGCGATAAGCCTCGGGTGTGTGATCCGGCCAGAACCCGGTTTGAGGCCCAATCCCGGGGGTTGAACAGCTAATGGCCGCCACACTTTATCTTGGTAAGTCCGGCCGTTCCAGGTTCACCATCCCGGTAGGCGCAGCAACGGAAACAATCGCCATTCTTGCCAAGCGTGGTGCCGGCAAGACGTACCTCGCGTCGGTAATGGCTGAGGAGATGCTGAGGGCCGGGGTGCAGGTCGTCATCATCGACCCATTGGATGTCTGGTGGGGACTGCGATCGTCCGCAGACGGAAAGTCGGCCGGCATTCCGATCATTGTTTTCGGAGGTGATAAGGCGGACATCCCGATCGAGGGATCGGAAGGCGCCGCCACGGCGGACGCCATTGTCGACAACGGACTCTCCGCGATTCTGTCGATCCGCCACCTATCGAAGGGCAAGCAATTGGCTTTCGTCACCGCGTTTGCGACCCGGTTGTATGAGCGAAAAGGCCAACGTGGGAACCGTTCGGCGTTGCACCTGATGATCGATGAGGCGGATGCGTTCGCTCCACAACGACTTCGACCCGAAAGTGCTCGTTGTATGGGGGCCGTTGACGATCTCGTGCGCCGCGGTCGAGCGAGCGGTATCGGTGTCACACTCATTACCCAACGGTCCGCTGCGCTGAATAAGGACCTGTTGACGCAAACCGAACTTCTGATCTGTATGCGGACCACCGGACCGCAAGACCGTAAGGCTGTAAAGGCATGGATCGATGAACATGATGTGGATGAGGACGCCAAACACCGCCAACGGATGTTCATGGGATCGTTGATTCGATTGGCCGTCGGTGAGGCTTGGTTCTGGTGTCCTGGGTGGCTCAGTATATTCGAGCGCGTCAAGGTGCGACGTCGTACGACGTTCGATTCGTCCGCAACGCCGAAGATGGGTGCCCGGACGCGTCAACCTAAGCGGATGGCCAGTGTCGATCTGGAGGTTCTTCGAAAGAGCCTCGCTGCGTCGATCGAGGCCGCCGAGAACACGGATCCATCGGCGCTCAGAAAAAAGCTGGCACTGCGGGACAAAGCCATTGCGCATTTGCAAAGCAAGTTGGACCAGGGTAACGGCTGCGCCGACCCGCGTGCGATCGCGCAAGCAGTCGAGAAAGAAGCAACCCGAATTCACGCTCAATGCCGAGACGATTTCTCCGCGTGGGTTGACCGGGCCCGCGCCCGTCTGCGCGACGCCTTTAACGCATCGGTGCTCGACGGATTGCAGGGAGATAGTCCCGTAGAGCCGGCATGCGCAAAAGGTCGGCAAATTATTCCAAATCCTATTCCTCCTCAACCCACGCAGAGGTCGAAGGTTACGACACCTCACAGGCAAAATGACCAAAGTTTCCCAGCAAATGCGCAACGGCCGCGTTCCGGAAAACTACGGATGTTGGTGGCCTGTGCACAGTTTCCTGATGGGATCCCGGATCGTAAGGTCGCAATGCTGGCCGGCTTGAGCAGCAAGTCAGGAACGTTCAGCACTTACCTAGGCAATCTGCGAACCCTCGGGTTTATCGAAGGGCCCAATATCTGCATACGTGTGACGCAGGCCGGAATCGATTCCGCCGGCGACTTCCAACGGTTACCAGTGGGAGACGCGTTGCGGGAATTTTGGCGGACCAAGCTACCGGGTAGCGGGGTTATGCGACTGTTTGACGCCATCTGTAAAGCCTACCCAAAGGCGATTTCTAAAGAGGCTGCAGGAAGTGCCGCTGCTCTATCGTCTGTCAGTGGGACGTTCAGTACCTATCTGGGAAAACTGCGAACCTTGAACCTCCTCGATAGGGCAGATGGTGGTCCTGACTTTTTGCTCGCCAGCGGAGAACTGTTCGGATGAGGACCGGTCATGTGCACGCTGAGACGATGTTCGAAATCACGATGGTCGAACATCGTCAACCTCCTCTGCCAATCTGTTGCCCGGAGGAAGGATGGTTGATGTTGTTCCGACGGAGCGTGTTCTTTGTAACGTTCAAAACAGTTTCGGAAACCTGTAAAGGAGAAAACCATGACGGGTTGTGATCAACACCGTTTCGGAACAATGTCGTTTTACAGAGCCAACAGGCGATTAGGAGGTCTGATCGCCTTGTCCCTGCTGACGTCGTACCTGTGCTGCACGACGCCAGTGTACCACGCTTGGGAGCCTACATTGCCTCAAGCGGCGAAGTCAGTACCAACACAAGCCCGTCTACGCGCACCGGTGGAGCCGAAGGGGGACGTACTGGCGGTCTACCTGTATCTCCAACTCACGGATAAGTCAGAGGAGAAAGATGTCGCAATCCTGCGGGCGCTACTCAAGGTTAAGCGCAACGCATTTACTCATGCGGTCGTTGTCGTGCCGTCGTGGCAAAGGATGCCCTACGCGTTTCGCAATCCAATCGTGCGGCGCATCATCACCACCTGCCGTGCAAAAGGCATTGCGCTGGTCTGGGGGCGGTGGCTCTGGGTGGCGCGGCCTTCGGACAAGCTGGACGCACCGATGCCCAATTCCATAAGCCACCTTGACGCCAGCTACTACGCAGCGGCTCTTGCGAACGTGCGTGCGGAGGCCCGTTTCCTCGGGGCGGTTGGCTCATTCCTCGACGCCGAGCCCTACGGAGATAGCGCTCAGAAGCCGACTCTCAAGTTCGTTGCCCTTAACGACGTTGAGCGAGTGCTGATCAGTCTGGCAATCGCGGAGGCTGTGGCCGCGGCGGGTCCGGTGGATTGGATCTATCCAACAAGTTCGGCGAGTCCAACACGCTATCCCTGGCCAATGGCGCGTTTGGGGCGTGTCCGGCTTGACGCCAGGCCATACTACACACGTGAATCAGATGGGGAGGTCATTGCTAGGCCGCCGGCGGGCTACAAGCACCGGCTCCAGTTGTGGGGAGCATTCGTTCTGCCAAAGCGCACGGAGATAAGTCCCGGACTGTGGACGTTGAACATTAGTGATGCGAAACGGCTGGATCCTAATGTGATGCGACAAAAGCACGAGCATTGCATGGGTATTTGGCTCTACACCGGCAACGAAACCGCAAAAGTCCTGGCCGCTTGGAACTAACTCAAAGGAGGGCAACGTATGAACCTTGCAGGAGTGACCTTGACTGGTGCTGACCAATCGATCGGCCCATACCGGCTGGTGCAAATCGCCGCCGAGTTTCCGTTCGTAGAGTGGGGGATCCTAGTCGGATCCTCAGTCGGCTATCGATTCCCCGCAACGACGTGGGTCTCGAACCTCGGTTTGGAGTCGTGCAACCGCCAGACGCCGCTAAGGTTGTCATTGCACCTGTGTGGTCGTCCGTTGCGTCACATACTAGATCATGGGGCCTTGATGCTACCTGACAATTTCCCGGATCACCTTTTTCAAAGGGTCCAGTTGAATTTCCACGGGCGCCGTATTGGGCAAGCCGAGGTAGAGAGTTTGCTTGCCGCGCTTCTGGGGGCTTGGCCCTTTCAAGAAACCATTGTTCAGTTGGACGGGCAGAACGACTCCGTCCTAGACACCGTATTGCGGGTTGGGCTAGCCGCCAGCGGACTCTACGATCGCTCACATGGGGCAGGTGTCCTGCCGGGTGAGTGGCCGACCGCTAATCCTGATTGGGAGGTTGGCTATGCCGGCGGATTGAGCCCAGAGAACGTGGTGGTCGAACTGCCAAAGATTTCGAAGGCTGCTGGATCGCAACCTTTCTGGATTGACATGGAGACCCATCTGCGTAACGCAGCCAATCAGTTCGACGGCGGTAAGGTGCGTTCTGTGTTACGCGCTGCACGAGCTTATGCACAAGGGGACGACGTTGGATCCTGATACGGCTGGCGACTTGGGTCGCTTCATGGCACTCATGGGCGACAAGCTCGCAGAGAACGATCATAAATTGGGCTGGGACAGTGTGACGTTGACGTACCACCTGCGACGAATGTATCAGGAGGTGGTGGAGCTTCACGGGACGCTCACGAACCTCAAGGTCAATCTGAATAAGTCGGGGCACCACCCTCTAAATGCTACCGACGCGAAGTCGGTTGCGCGCCAGTGTGCGGATATAGCCAATTTCGCAATGTTCATCGCAGACCTGACCGGAGGTTTGGCCCACTGAAAGCGTGTGCGTGAGGTGGAAAGAGAAGTGTAAGGATTGAAGGAGCATATTAAGTGGCAGCACTAGGCAGTACGCAGACACAATGGAACCGATCGGCGATGTTCAGCGATGACCGGAGGTACCGCTACTGCCTTCGGAGGTGGAGCCACTCAGGAAATCCGAGGAGTTTGGCAATCGTCATGCTCAATCCATCGACGGCGGATGACAAAGTCGATGATCCGACAACCAGTCGTATGCTGAGATTCTGTGAGCGCGACGGATTCAACGACTACACCGCTGTAAACCTTTTCGCTCTCGTATCGCCGCATCCCCGCGATTTGCGCAGGGCTCCTGATCCGGTTGGTCCGGACAACGATCGTTGGGTACGCACCTGCACGGCGCAATATGACGTTGTGGTTGTGGCGTGGGGGACAAACGGAGAACTGATGGGTCGGGCGCGGTGTATCCTCGAGACGCTCACGCGAGAATTATGGTGCTTCGGGCAAACGCAAGACGGGCACCCGAAGTTTCCGCTGTACATTCCTTCGGGAACACCGCTGGAGAGGTTCAGATCACCATACGGCGCTTAACGATTGGCAGTGTGTTCAGCGGCATAGGTGGATTCGACGAAGGGTTCCGTCGCGCGGGTGGTTTTGAACTGATATGGCAGGTGGAAACGGACAAGTTCTGTCGGGAAGTGCTGAGGCGGCGGTTCCGGCCTTGCACGCGGACATCCGAGACGTCGGACGGCACAACCTGCAACTGTGCGACGTGCTTGTCGGCGGATTCCCATGCCAAGACCTGTCCGTCGCCGGGAAGCGTGCAGGTCTATCAGGAAAGCGGAGCGTGCTGTTCTGGGAGTTTGTTCGAGTTGCACGCGAGCTCCGTCCCACCTGGCTGGTTATCGAAAACGTACCCGGACTACTCTCGTCGAATGGCGGACGGGATATGGGCGCCGTCATCGGTGGGCTGGAAGACGCAGGGTATTGCTGTGCGTGGCGAGTGCTGGACTCGCAGTGGTTCGGAGTCGCCCAACGACGTCGTCGTGTGTTCATTGTCGGACACGCTGACGCCCGATGTGCCGGAGCGGTTCTATTTGAGCCGGAAGGCGGCGCGGGGCATCCTGCGACGGTGCGAAAAGCGGGGACGGACATTACCCACGCACTTGATGCTGTCACTGGAGGAGTTAGCGCAAAGGAAAACCAACAGACCATCATCCCCTACACAATCCACGGAACCCGGAGCGGTGAAAGCAGAGATCCGCAACGCACCGAGCGGCACGAACCGCTTTGCGCTCGATCACCCTCTCCTTCCCGGCAGGGAAACCAATCCGCCACCGTTATCGCCTACAACGTCGTCGGGACGGGTCAGGAGGGAGCAAACCACGCCTACGCAACAGACCGAACCGGCGCCTTGCAACACAAGGGGAACGCGGCAAGCGGGAACGAAGCAGGAACCGTCATCGCCTACACCTTGCGAGAGAACGACCGGAACAAGAGCCAAGGGCCGGCGAACCTTGTTGGGTACGCCCTTAACGCCCACGGCGGAAGCCACGAACGGATCGACGGAGAAAGCGAGACCTTTGTTGGTGCGCCGCCTCACGCCCATCGAGTGCGAGAAGCTACAGGGCTTCCCCCTGGGATGGACGGCAAGCGGTATCGGGCACTCGGCAACGCGGTGACGGTGCCGGTGATCGAGTGGTTAGCGCGGAGGATAATGGCCGTACAGATGATGGAAGATTCCGGATGAGCAATATCGCATGGACAAATAGGACCTGGAACCCGGTCACGGGATGCAGTGCGGTGTCTGAGGGGTGTACGTATTGCTACGCGGCAAAGATGACCAAGCGGCTCGCGTCGATGGGAACTCCCGAATACCAGGACCTGCTGCACGAGCACCACTTCAACGGCAAGGTGAAGTGCCACGAGCACAAGCTGGAAATCCCGCTGCGTTGGGAAAAGTCGCGCATGGTTTTCGTCAACTCGATGAGCGACCTGTTTCACGAAGCGGTGCCATTCGGGTTCATCGACAAGGTGTTCGCGGTGATGGCGTTGCGTCCGCAGCACACGTTCCAAATTCTCACGAAGCGCCCGGAGCGGATGGCGGAGTATTTGTGCTCCCGATCACATCCAGAACACGGCCAAGACGATCTTATTCACGGTGATTATGTGCCAGTGGCGATGGAGAAGCTGGGAGAAGATTACTCGTTTGCTGCGGAAATGATTTGGCCGCTCCCCAATGTCTGGCTCGGCACGTCGTGCGAGGATCCGAAGACGCTCCATGAACGAGTGCCACACTTGCTCAACTGTCCTGCAGCTGTGCGGTTCCTGAGCCTCGAGCCGTTGCTTGGGGAGACCATTCTGCATAAGCATCTCGCCGAGTGTGGATGTGGCCACGGGCATGGGTTTACGGCCTGCCCCAACACTGGCGGCGTCGCCAAGACCTGCCATCGTTGCGACTGCATGAACGTGAATCCGAAGATCCAATGGGTCATCGTCGGTTGCGAGTCGGGTGCGAAGCGTCGGCCATGTCGCTGGGAGTGGATCGATTCAATCGTCGGTCAGTGCCGGGATGCGGGCGTGTCGGTGTTCGTGAAGCAGCTTGCGACACAATCGGATGGGTCTGGCACGGTCTACAAGCACAAGCCGGGCGACGACTGGCCAGCGTGGGTGGCACCTAGCCTAAGGGTTCAGGAGTTTCCGAAGTGACCGATCAGCACCGCAACATGCTGAACGAGCTACTGGCCGACGACAGCGACACGATGACCGAGTGGGAGATCGGATTCATCGAGAGGATTGACGAGTGGAGGGGTGACCTGCGGGTTGCGCAGGTCAAGAGCCTCGAAAAGATTTGGGCTAAGGTGTTTGGATGAAAGCCTTAACGATCTGCCAACCGTACGCGCACATGATCGCCATTGGTGTCAAGGGGATTGAGAATCGAACGTGGTGGACGGCTTATCGTGGGTTGCTCGCAATGCATGCCGGCAAGTCCAAGAAGATGATTGAGGCTAGCGATCTCGCACAATGGCCGGAGATGTCCTTTGGGTCAATCGTCGCAGTCGCGTCTCTTGGATGCTGTATTCGTGTAGAGCACCTTAATCCCGGATTGCCGCACGCCGAAGGCCCTTGGTGTTGGCTGTTAGAGGGGGTAAGGCGACTGGAACGTGCCATTCCGTGTACGGGCCATCTTGGGTTGTGGAATTTGCCGGCGGATGTCGCGGCTAAGGTGATTGGAGGTTGACGAAGTGAACAGTTCGACCTTGGTGATGTGGATTCTGATCGCTTTCTATGCTGTCGTCATGGGCTTGGCCGCGTGGGAGCGGAACTGGTATCGGTCGCTCTACTACTTCGCGGCGATCCTTATCAGCCTGGCGGTGATGGCATGACGGCGGAGCACCGGGCGTGATCGCTTCAAACGCCAAATGTATGCCCGCCTGGATCCGCTTCGGTCTCATTCTCGCCGTGTGGGCTCGGGGCGCGGCATGGGGTCTTTGGGAATTGCATGACAAGGATGCGGTCAAGTTTGCGTCCGCGATGGATGAGGCACCGATCAGGATGGTCTTGATGGCAGCCGTCTGGTCGGGTTGGGTGCTAACAACCTTGTGGTGCATATTCCTGGGACCGTTTCTCGACCCTGTTGTCGGCCCGTATTTTTCCTCGGACCGGCGCTACGGAGGATGGGAGTCATAACAACATGGGTACGGTAGCGTGGATAGGACCGCTCGATCGATATGTCCGTGCGTTCGGCGAAAACCGTGATGCGCCTCCAGGGCCTCCGCCGGATCCACCGCCCGCGCCGCCCGAACCTCCCGGAGTGAAAGAAGTGTGCCGGGCGGAGGCCAAAGCGGCCGAGCGTACGTGGGCCCTACACAAGGCTGGCTTTATGAGCGTCGACGACGTGCGCGCAGCGGAAGGTTTGCCTCCCGTAAGACCGCCGAGGGTCGAGCCGCTGAGAATTAAGTCGCTGAGTTGCGACCAAGGTGGCCAGGTCGAGGTCACCATGGTGTGGGGGCCGGCGCCAATCAAGACTCAGGTGGATGGGCTTACGCCTCACTTTCGTTTGGGCTCTTCCGGTCGTTGTTTCTGCGGGGATTCCAACTGTGCGTACGGAAAGGTCGTCCCTACCGCGAAGGTCCCCCAAGCAATCCCGTGGTGGTCCTATCTCGTGATGCTTTTCGTACTCGCCGCAGATGTCGTCACGTTTTATGCGTTTTTGCAATTGCTAAAACCCTGAGAGAGAGCACCCGTGGAGTATGCCTGGCTAAGACTCGATCTGCCTATTCGTTTTGAGGAGACGGTGGCGTCATGGAACTGAATGAGACAATACTTACTCGCGCTAATCAAGTTTTAGAGACATTTATTGGCCGTACGCCACGTTTGCGGGTGAGCGGCTTTGGCCGCTTAGAGGTGCGATCAGCCTGGGGAAGCATGAGTGCTCGCGTCTCTCCGAACAATGGAAGCCTGGCGGGCCGTTATGGGAATCACGGGATGGGCGGAACCAGCGCGATGGCCGTTGGACAGCTCATACGGTGGTATCGAAACCAGTCGCGCCTCCCGATTGACAGTTGGCGATATTGGGCAAGCGACACGATAAAGCTCTGTTCGCTGGACACCGTGGCATTGCTTGAGGATTCGACGTACAGCGATCCCAAGAAGGTGTGCTGTGTGTTGTGCGGATCGAGCAAGGTGGGGGATTGGTGGAACTTGAACGGGAAAACTGGGCCATGTTGTCACATGGGTAGGTGTCGGAAGGATTGAGACCCACGGCGCGGTGCCGGCGGGTGTCAAGTTCCAGCAGTTTGGAAGGAGGTTCGTTTTGAAGTTCATCACGCGATTGTTCAATAGGAGGGCACCTAATTTCTGCCGTGATTGCCGTTGGATGCAAGAGCAACGCAACACGGCAAACGGGCTTGCGCCACCGATCTGTACGCACCCGAACACGCAACCGTCGCCCGACTCGGTGACAGCTAAAATCGATACTCGTCTTTGCGAGCACGTCCGCCATTCGAATACGTTAAATAGTTTGGTGTATTGCAAGCACTGGGAGCCGAGGGCGGGAAAGGTTGCCGGCCGTAGCCTGTAGCCCGGCTTCGGCGGTTGCACTGTATTCGTTTCTGCAATTGATAAACTGAGAGAGCACCCGTGGAAGTCGTTCCCCCAATGAAACTAAAGGCGATCGTGCCCTACTTTGGGGGCAAGAGAAAGCTCGCAGAGAAGATCGTGGCGGAATTAGGTCCGCACAATTCTTACTTTGAACCCTTCTGTGGGTCGCTCGCCGTTCTCCTGGATAAGCCTGTGGTACCGATTGAAACCGTCAACGACTGTCACGGTGATCTGATCAATCTAGCAATGGTGTTAGCTTCCGACCATTGGGAGGATCTTTATCAGGCCGTCGACCGAACATTGATTTCGGAGGAGTTGACTCGTTCGACTCAGAGAGAATGCTCCGTTGACTTTACACCTGCCGAGAGCCCCAGCGCGGTGACAGAAATCCATTGGAAGCGGGCGGCGCTCTACATGGCCCTATCATGGCTTTCCCGTAACGGTGCAGCCGGGACGGCTCGCATCAACTATCAAATCGCCGTTCGTTGGACTCAGGGCGGCGGCAGCCCGGGAATTCGCTGGAGATCCGCCGTCGACAGTGTCCCGGCGTGGCACGACCGACTCAAGGGCGTCGTGATCATGCGACGTGATGCCTTCACAATTCTGGAAAGGATCGCTGACGAAGAGGGGGTGGCTATTTACGTCGACCCGCCCTACTTCACATCGACTCGCGGAACGGGTGGGGGTAGCAAATATCTCTACGATTTCGGGCAGAATGACAATCCTCTTCCCGGGGGAACCGACGATCACGATCGTCTTGCGAACATCCTAGTCAATCGCTTTAAGGGGGCTGGGGCTAGGGTCGTCGTTTCGTATTACGCACACCCTCGGCTTAAAGCGCTCTACGTCGACAGAGGTTGGACCTTACGGTCGGTGGAAACCAACAAGAATTTGGCGGCGCAAAACAAGCGAGGTCGCCCGGCGCAGACCAAGGCGCCCGAGGTGCTACTGATGAACGGACCGAGTGTCTGCGCAGATGGGAGCTTGTTCTGATGTTGGACGATGATGCACTCCGGGATGTGTTCTCACGCGCCGTGAAAGAGCTTGGACCGCCGACGTTTGAGGGCGTGGTCCTCCAGGAACGACTTGCAATCCAAGAACGTCATGGAAAGAATTGGGGGTACCCCGATTTCTTTTACAAATGTAGGACGAACGGAACGGGCGTCAAATATATTGCTGTATGTTGGGTCCCGGCGATCAGGGTGTGGTTTGAGCGTCCGCGGTTTCCGCGCGGTTTGTACTGGTTAAGGAAGCACGCGTTTACCTTTCTTAGTGATTTTGTCGAGGCGGAAGGGTTGAGGATCGTGTCATGCTAACCGATGTTGACCTCCGGGATATATTCGCGCGCGCCGCGAAGGCGCTTGGGGTTGCGATGGTGGACGGATTCGAAGTCGACGAATCCTTCAAATTTCTAGCCGGGCATGACAAGGACAAGGGGCCTGCCGTCGTCATCTATACCTGTGCGACCAACGGGGTGGGAGCAGAACGTTTTGGACAGACTGAGATGTCGCTATTACGGGGGCACTTCGATGGTTCCGACGTTGGGAGTTTTTTGTACGAACTCCGTCGCGGTGCCGCCTTTATTCTCAATGGGTTCGTCGAAGGGCGAGGGCTCAAGATTGTTGCTCCCCCGGTAAGCAAGAGAAGGCCGGGCGGCTAAAAACAACAGGGGATCGCAATGAGGTGGTTGAGAAAAATATGGTTTAAGTTCTATATCTGCCCTTGTGGTAATTGGAGTCTGCCTGGGGTGGGCTATGAGACTCAGGAAGGCATCCAGTGCGGTCGGTGCTTCCACCTACTCGTTACCTGGGAGGTCTACGATCGTCTAGTGGGTTGAGGATCTCCCTAGGGGTCACAGGATATGTGCACGGACGCACCAAGAGATCGTACAGGTGAGGATCAGGCCATGGAGTTGTTGTGCCTATTGGGTCGTGAACCGCACTTTACTCCGATGACTACTTTGGCGCGGGACTTGGATCTGCCCGTAAAGAGAGGACGCTATCACGGGGGGACGACCGTTGGCGATCTGGTTATTGAACTGAACCGGCGCGGGTTCGCGGTGGTCACCAAAAATGGTCACGGCGATGTCGGGATGGTAGCCTCCGTCACAAAGGAAGCGTGGGTCCGCGCTAAAATTGGAGCGTCAAACTATTGGGCGGCTGTGCATGGTAGCGATAACCAGGAGTAGCTAATGAACAATTGGACGATCGAGATGACAAGCAAGGCAATCGAGCTAGAGCCCCCGTTGGTTGGTCCTGCCTATGCGGTTGCGAACCAGATTGTTGACGGTCCGGCGCTCTACCATCAATTGACACCGGGGTACCTGGTAACGTTGGTCTCTGCGGCCGGCGCCAGAATACGCATCTCGGGGGACGTGGAGATTCAGCGAGCGTTCAGAGCAGTAGCTTCTAGGGATCAGGATCTCTTAGATCAAGTAATCGCATCGGGGACGCCCTTATCGGAGAACGAGCCGGATAAAAAACCGACAATTGTGGGAGAACTAAATCGGTTGGAGTTTCACGAGTGTGTTGTGAGTGGTATCGATTATCGCACGCCGGGAGGTAGCCGGTTCGACGGTGGCGACTTCGCTATAACGTTGAACGTTGCGCTTGATCCGGGATGGAGTCAAGCCGATATCGATCGAATCGCCCACGTCATCCTTGGACATCGGGTGAAAATGACGTTGGACGTTATCGTGGAGACAGACGGTGGCGCGCGGTCGCAAGCCTAAAACGGTTACGGGGCTGCAACTTGCCGGAAGCCGACGCGTTCCAAAGACGACTGCTACTCGGCCCGCCGACAGAAGGACTTCACCACCGGCCCGGGAACCGGAATGGCTGGATGCAACGGGCAAGAAGAAATGGAGAGAACTGCACAGGTTGCTGAGCTTGCACGGGGTCATCGACACGACCGATGCAGGCGTGTTGGCGCGATATTGTGACACGTATGCCCGATGGCGAGCCGCGCGACACCACACGCACGTTTACGGAGAATGCTACTCCGTCACCGATAAGAATGGGAACGTCCGGTGGATCCGGTACCACGAATCTCGCGTCTCGTCGGAGTTGCTGAGGGCGTTGTCGGATATGGAACAACAGATGGGTCTCACGCCGATGTCCCGACCACGGATTCAAACGAACCCGGGTGAGTCGCCGGCGGAAGAGGGCGACGGCAAAGGGAGGCCGACGGGGTTGGAGAAGTATTCCTGACAATGGGTAGGCTGCAAGACGTTCCGAAACAGACACCATCACCGAAGCCTGTCGCTTGCCCAAGGTGTAGACGGCGAGATGTGCCGATCGTGTGGGGCGTCAACCCTTACGTGCGTGTCGTGATGGGCCATATTACCTGGGACTGGCGGTGCAAGCCGTGCCGGGACAAAGCGGAAGATGAACTGGTCACAAGACCGGTGAAGTCTAACAACGAAAGAACAACGTGAGGTCTCGGGAGAAACGTGTCTGGTGAAACGTGGCGCAAGTAGGCGCGGCGGTCGATGCCTACGCGAAGAAATCAATGAGCGGTCGAACTTGGGAAATCTGCGTGGTTGGATGACCGCACAGGCAGCGCAGCCCAAGAGAACCCATTTCGATCCGGTCGGTTCGATTCCGACCTCCTGAGACCCCTATGAAAGTCGAGTTACTCAGAACCGATTGGAACATGAACCAACTCATCATTAAGGTTCTTGCAAGGATGCGCGTCCTAGACCCGGCGTTGCGTTACCCAAGCATAATGTTCATCGATTTGGTAATCAGCCACAATCTTCGGTGTGTCGACCTCGAGCTGCTTCTCGCTTCCGCAGACGCGAACTTCTGGGAGGATGTGGTGTTCATCGCTCAGAATTTGGACCGAAGGACCGGAACTCTAGGAGCCTGTCCACACTCGTGCCCCCGCGGTGCGCCATGAGGAGTGGCTACGAGCGCGCGGCGATTCTTCACTTGCGCACATCCGGTCCCTGTAGCATCCACACCCTCGCGCGACTTGCACAGATCGATTGTGAGCAGATGTACCGAGCGGTGTACCGTCTGCGTGCGAAGAACATCGCCTCCCGACTCGGCTCATCGACCTATGATTTGACTCGAAGGGGGGAGCGGGTGTTCCGGGAAATGTTCGTGGAGCCGGCGGCCCTACCTCTTTGGCAAGGTGCATCTACGGGGGCGCCGTGATGGACGAAGAAGCATTCCAGATTGCCGAGAGAGTTCTAGTGGCAGCGGACGGAGGCGACTCTCCCCACTGGTACTCAGGTACCATTCGTAAGGTTATCCAGTGCGAATCGGGCCTGAAAGCTTACGAGATTGTGGTCCACCGGAACAATGAAAGGGTTCGCGTTGGTTATCCCAGTATCCGTCGCTACAATCGGGACCACTGTTCGGACTTGTAAGCGGGCCAATATGCTTTTTAGTTATTAGCATAACTTCCCGGTACCGCTCGATCCGACCTTGGACCTTGGACCTTCCGACCTGCGACCTCTGGACCCCGGCTGTATACAAATCCTGTGAGGTGTGCATCCTGGACCGTCGATGGTAGCCGCGAAAAGTCCGCGAAAACGTCGCACACCGGTCAAGAAGCCCCGTACTCCATCCAAACCAAGTCGTCTCGCCAAGGCGAAACTAGCATTCGTAGAGCAAGGCGCCGACTGGAAAACCTGGGTTCGCAACGGAAACGATGAGCGGGCAGCGTTCGAGGGGTGTGTGCCCGACGTTCTCGAAGCAGATAAGAAAGTAGCCTTTTTCGAGGAAGTCCTTGTCCTGACCAAGGACGGTCCGGTTCGGCCTTTCAAACTCGCCCCGTTTCAGGAACACGCCATCATCCGCCCACTGTTTGGCTGGAAGCGAGCCGACGGCCGGCGACGTTTCACCCACGCCTCCATCTGGATGCCACAAGGCAACGGGAAAACGACGTTAGCCGCAGGCATCACCGCGGTGCTCCTGTTGGCCGACGGTCAACGACGGGCCAAAATCTATTCCGCCGCCAACGACCGGGACCAGGCCGCATACATTTTCGATGAGTTGGCGATGATGGCGACCTGCTCCCCGATTCTGAAAAACCGTCTGAGTATCTGGAAGTCCACCAAAACCATCGTCTACAACGAAGTCTTGAACAGGTACAAGGCGATTTCCGCTGACGCCGCCTCCGCGGAGGGCAAGGCGCCGCACGGTCTAGTGATCGATGAGATTCACGCATTCAACGACGCGGGCCGACGTCTCTTCGAAGCCCTCAAGTTCACGATGACGAAGTGCTTCAACAGCTTATGGGTGACGATCTCCACCGCCGGCAGAGCAATGGAGGGGATCGGGTGGGAGGAATATCAAAAGGCCCGCTCCGTTTGGGCCGGCCAGAACGAAGAGTCTTGGTGGAAATTCGTCTTTATCGCGGAAGCCGCAGTCGAGGATGATTGGACGGATCCGAAGGTTTGGAAGTCATCGAACCCGGCCATGGGGGTCACAATCACCATGGATCGTATGAAAGAGGACTTCCTGGAGGCATCACAATCGCCTCACGATGAGCTTATCTTTCGGCAGCGAAGGCTAAATCAGTGGACCAGCATCTCGGAGGATTTCATTCCGGCGAAGGCCTGGGACAAGTGCGGACGTGATCTGACGTTGGACGATTTGAAGGGAAAACGTTGCTGGGCCGGGTTGGATCTGTCGAGCGTATCCGACACCAGTTGCCTATGCCTGGTGTTCAAACTGGAGGCGGACCTTCCTTTTGTGTGGCCGTTCTTCTGGATCCCCAGGTACGACAAGGTGAATCGTCCGCGCTCGGATATTGCTGAATTCATCGCGTGGGGGCACGCGGGTCATATCGAAGTGGTCGAGTCAAATGTGATCGACTATGCCGCCATCCGGGCCAAGATCAACGTCCTGAGAACGGAGTTCGGAGTCGAGGGGGTGGCTGCGGATCCGATGTTCGCCGGCCAGCTTCTACAGGAGCTCGAGGACGACGACCGAATACCGTCCTATGAGCACAAACAGAATTTCACTCAGATGACGGAACCGTGCCTGGATTACCAGCGCCGGTGCGTTTCGCAGAGATTGGCCCATGGCCGACATCCGGTACTTGATAACCAAATGAGTCATGTCACACTGAAGAACGGGCAGGGAGACACGGTGATGCCGAAACGCGACAAAAGCCGCTGGCGAATCGACGGGCCTGTGGCGGCCATCATGGCTCTGAATATGTTTATCAAGTTCAAGGACAAGCCTAAACCCCGCGGCGGGATGACTCGAGGCGTCGTATGGGTCTAATTATCTCAGCCATCCGGAACCTGGCTTTTCTGGGGGGCTTGGGTCTACTGTATTGGGGCCTTTCCGGCATCGATCCTCGTTGGGCAAAGGTCGCCGTTGGAATCATCCTGCTCGTTCTGGGTGTCCTGTCGTCACGAGGACGCGCTCAGAAGCCCGTCGACCCGAGGAGTCATTTGTGAGACTGCGATGATTATCGAAGCCTTGGTCAGCGCGCGCTCAGCCGTTCCACGGGGTCGGCTCCGTAGCCCCGGCAGCACGTACTTCAATCAACTGCTGGAATTCATCGACCCGATGCAGCGCACCGTTGCCGGTGTCTCGGTTAGCGATGACCTGGCCTGGAACACATCCTGCTTCTATTGTGGTGTGAACGTAATAGCTAACGGCTTCGCCTCGGCGCCGCCGGTGCTCTATCGTAAGGAAGATAACGATGATCGGGTTCCGGCGACGGAACACCACCTATTCGACATGGTGCAATCCGCACCGAATCCCGAACAAACATCCTTTACGTGGCTGCACACGGCGTTGGCACACGTCTTGAGTTGGGGAAACTTCTACGCGGAAATCGAACGTGATCGATCGAGGCGCACCGAGTCTCTGTGGCCGCTCAGTCCGGACAGAGTCAAACCGCGGCGTGTGCAACCCGGGGAAAAACTGCGGGTGCACGGTTGGGACAACCGACGGATGACCGCGGAGACGGGTCGGATCGTTTATGAAGTAAAGACCGATGATCACCGGCGCCCGATTTTCCTGGATCGTGACAAGATGTTCCATGTGCCTGGGTTGGGCTTTGACGGGATCCAAGGATTCTCCGTCCTGCAACGGGCGCGTGAAAGTCTTGGTCTTGACATAGCGGCACAGAAATTCCAGAGCGCGTTCTTCGGTAACCATGCCGTGCCGGCTGGCTTCCTTAATGTGCCCGAAGGAACGGATGTCACGGCGGAAGATAAACTGATCGCGTCTCTTGAGGAGCACCATGCGGCCGCCGAGCAATCTCATCGGCTTGGGATTCTACCGGCGGGCGTCACCTTTCAGAAACTCACGATCGATCCTGTTGACGCACTGCTCATGGACGTGCGGAGGTTCACTACCGAAGAGTGGGCCCGTTGGTTGAACATCCCGATCCACTTTCTGAAAGACCTGACCAATTCAGGGACTCGTGCAAACATCACGCAAGAGACGCTCAACCTTGCGACGCATACGATTCGTCCACACCATGTCCGTTTCGAACAGGAACTCGGCCGAAAGCTGCTCACGGTGGATGAGCGCAGGAATAGGCGCTATTATTTCGAAGCGCGGACAGATTCGATCGTACGAAACGACCTGCTGACCCGCTACAAGGCGTTCTGGCAGGCGGTCCAGGGTGGGTGGATGAGTGTCAACCAGGTGCGCAAGATGGATAATCGTAACGGGATCGGTCCGCAGGGCGACTTGTACCGATGGCCCGTCAATTCCGTCCCAGCGGACAAGGTTGCATCGGGCGAATACATGCCCGGCGGTCGCGCCCAACAGCGCGGTGGAAAGACCGACGATGGTCGGGGCGGTGGCGGAAGCGACGGAGGTAAGGGCCGGCGCGCTTCGAGCGTCTTAGGTCGTGCAACCCCTGCGGAGCCAGCGACTCAGATTGAGATCGTTGCGAAACCCGCACCCGCCGCGGTCATGTTTTCGTTGGCCAAGAGACTTCGCTTGATCAACGATCAGTTACCGGCATTTGACTACGCCTTCACCAGGGTAGTTGCGAAGGAGGTCAAGATCCTGACCGGGTTGCACCGCCGACACCAAGATCCAACCGAATTTCAGGAGAAGGTGGCTGCGTTCTATGACGACCACCGTAAGGGCGTGGCGTTGTACGTGAAGCCGCTCTCAGCGGGCATCCTGGGTATCGTCAGGGTGGCGTTGGGATGCAAGGAAGAAATCGTCTGGTCATCCCTCGACAGCATTGCTGAGTCCATTGCTTCGATGCACTGCGATCGAATGCAAAGAGACGTGACGAACGAATGGTGGACGCCGTGGGATGGACAACCGTTCACAATGCGTGGGGTACCCTCTGCTGAGTACGCGCTTAGCCGGTTGCACAATTGCGCGGTTGTAGAAGTCTGCAGGAGCTTGAATCTCAAGATTGCGTGGACGTGCCTTTGCCCGCAGAATGAATTGGTGCGCGTTTGCCATGACCTCCAGGGCAAGATTGTAGTCGCCGGTGAACGCTTCACGGATGATATGGTTCCGATGTGGATGACCCACGGACTGAGGAGTCCACCGGTCGATTTGGGATGCAAGTGCCAACTCGAAGTCTTGGATTTAGGAGAAATCGTATGACGACCGACAACAACACCGCCAACAACACCGCAGCAAGGCCGACGCACAACGTAGATCCTCCGGTACCGGGGACTCTGGCAGGCGTCAATGATGTCGTTGAAATGCTTAATGATCGTCAGGATGACTCTGCGCCCGAGGCGGATACGACAGGACCGGACCGTTGTGTCAAGTTTCGTGCCGACCCGATCGCTGGATCATCGCTCAGCGCGTTGCGCGCGTTGGATCCGGTGTGGCAAATACAATATGCGGCTGTCCCTGATTTATGCGCAGCCTGGCACTGGATCAACGCGATGAGCCAAGGGGTTAGCGATGACACGATCAAAGAGGCGATTGCAAACAGTGCGGAGCCCGCGGTCATAGCCGCGCGCCACCGGCGGATGCGGTCGTTGGAGCGCGTTGAAGGTGCGGTAGCCGTCCTTCCTATTCGGGGCGTCATTTTCCACCGTCCCAATATGTTCACGCGATGGGGGTTTGGCGTCTCTTCCGAAGAGTTCGGGCGTGTGTTCGATGAGATGGCCGCCAACTCCGACGTGGGCGCCATCGTCCTCGACATCGATAGCCCTGGCGGGATGCACGCGGGAACGGAGGACCTGGCGAACAAAATCTTCCTAGCTCGGAAGGCTGGCCGACCGATCATCGCCATCTCGAACGACATGATGGCGAGCGCCGCTTACTGGATAGCCAGTGCGGCGGACGAAATAGTCGCATCGCGTGGGAGCATCACGGGAAGCATCGGTACGATTTTGATCCACACCGAATACAGCAAGGCACTCTCCGATGCGGGGATCGTTGTCAACATCATTCACGCTGGGCAGTTCAAAAAAGAGGGCAACCCCTATGAACCATTGACGGAGAGTGCACGGAAACACATGCAGTCCCTCGTGGACTCGGCGTATGCCGACCTTATCAAGAGCGTGGCCAAACATCGGGAAGTAGAATTAGAAGTCGTCACGACGAAATATGGCCAGGGGAGGGTATACGGCGAGGCACAAGCGGTTCAACGCGGGTTGGTCGACCGCGAAGCAACGCTGGATGCCGTCTTGATTCAGTTGGGCGTGAAAAGTCCAGGAAAAGGTCAATCAATCGGCGGTGGAGATCACGGACACGGCTACGATTCGGCCCGACGCAGGGCCGCGCTCGGACGTCCGTTGCACTCGCCGGCGAGCACGAAATAAATCCTCGGTAAAGGTGCCGGCCGCGGCGGGTGGTGATTCCCGCCCGGCCGGTTTGGGAGTTCCGAACATGATCACTGATTGGAATCAATTTCTACTGGACGGACCGATCGCGGGGTTAATCCTCTCGGGGGGTGCTGTGGTCGCCGCTGTCTATTGTGTGCTTTGGGACTGGTGGTACCGGGCTAGTAGGTCACGGCGCCTCCATTTCCTGGAGTTGCAACGCAAATGGTCAGGTTCGGGATTATCGGCGCTCCACCCCACCGCACGCGCGCTAGTGTCCCGCGACATCGCGGCTTGGCGACGTCGTCACCTGAGAATGGATAGAGGCGCGTTGTGCCTGGACTTTAGGTGCGGATGCGGGTACCAGCGGCAGGCCGGCGCCAAACGATGGATTCCGATCTCGTGTGCGCAGCACCTGTCCAAGGTTCCGGGAACCTTCGGGAACCTAGTTGGAACTCCGCGACGAATACCCCTACGGGCGGAGCCACTCAAGACTGATTCGGACGGTGGGATCCTTATTGACGCAGATTGTGCGAGAGACATCCTGAAACGGGTGAAACTCCACGGGTGGGTTAGGTGGCGCACCTGGGCTCGGCGGCTATTCTCCCGGACGGCCCACTGAGAGGGGCGATCGATGTGGATACTCGGGTGGGTTGTGTTCTGTATGACGGGGCCGTGCGCTGAGTTAGGATACACGCCCGAATACTGTGAGAATCGATGCCTGGCGCGGTGTGCTCCTAGGTTGCCGGGAGACTATTGGGGTGCCTGTGGCCCGGGTGATCTCGATGGAGACTTCGACGTGGACTTGGCCGACTATGCAATCGCCCAGCGAATTGGGAAACCGGAAACCGGAAAGTGGCCTGACGGGCCCTAATCGCTCGCCGGTAACGAAACCGGAATAATTGCGACGCATCGAAATTGGAATAATTACCACTTGTTTGCGCCGCGTCGGCGCCGGCGCGCCGTAGCATCTAAGAGAGGACTCAGCTTATGGCACTTTCCCAACCGATCGTAGCGCCCGTAAGCAATAGGCGCGTGAAGATGGTCTACATCGCTTCGGACCTAGTCGTAGCCATGATGTCCGGGATCAACTGTCGGCTCCCAGATGGCCGACGTTTGCGGACCTTGGGGACCGACGTACCTGAATTCTGCGACGTGGATAATGTGACCTGGGACCATTCGCGGGGCTGCTTCGCCGTTCTTATAAGGCACAAGAGCTTCCCGGAGATCCCGCACGGCGACCGCGTAGGGCTTTTGCGTGGCCCGGTGATGCAGATCGAGGGCGCTCGGTGGCGATTCCTCCTGAGCGCCAGGGTTAAGATTCGCTCCTGGTTGCGCAGTTGGCGTTTCGCCAGAACTGCCGAATGACGGTGCGATCGATCGTTTGAGCGTTTGTCCCCCGCTGTGCCCCGTCTCGCCCCGTCCATGGCCCATAGCCGCTCGCGGGGTCATTTTTTATCCGACTTTTGGTTTGTCGTGTCCTGCTTTACTGTCAGTGGGCCGTTGGGGCGACGTATGCGCAACCGTTGCCGTTAGGCAAACACCTCTACGGCATTGCGTTCAACCTTTGAATCTGCCAACCTTCGAACCACGTGAATAGGAAATATGCTCTGCCGATTTGACAGGGCCCATCGGCGCAGTATACTTCCCTCAGTTTGAAGCTGTCCGAGACGTGTGGGTGTCAGCCCCGATCTTAGATGATCAAACGCGTAGCGGCGGCGGTGGAAAACGATCCGATTAGATTCGGCGCGGACTGCCATCATAGGTGATGGTCCGCGCCGAATTTCTTTTGCGCAAATGCGGCGGCTCGGACCCTCAATTGAGGATCTGAGTCGTTTTTCTTTGCGCCAAAGCACGGAGAGGCACACGATGGCAACAGCAGCCCCAGCACTCACAACGAAAACCGGTTCGAGGAGCGTAGCGGACGGCCTGCGGGCTGGTTGGGAGACCACCGAGCGTTGTCAAAACGCCATGGTCTCCATGCTCGACGTCGCGGAGACCGAAAGTCGCCCTCTGACCGATGATGAGAAACGCGGTTACGACGAATTACAGGCGAACCACCAACGGGCCGTGGACGACATCAGACGGCGCCAGGAAATCCTCGAGATGAGGTCTGCCGCCGGTCGCAACTACGGCTCCCCCGAGGGTGCCGATGACGGCGGCGGTCGCGCCGTGCCGGCAGACGGAGTCGAGGACGTTGAAACCGAAGCCGAACTGCCGTTTGGCAAGTTCGGCGAACAGCTTTTGGCTGTCTGCGCCGCTTCCCATACGGGCACACTAACTGATCCGCGATTGGGACGACTTAGCGCTGCCGCCACCGGGTTGAGCGGTGGCGTCGACAGCGAAGGTGGTCACCTCGTCCAAAAGGACTTCGCGGAAGGGTTGGTGCAAAAGACCCACCAGACGGGAAGTCTTCTCTCATTCACTCCGGGCGTGCGGCGGATCCAAATCGGACCTGGAAAGAACGGACTCAAGATTCGCGCTATCGATGAATCGAGTCGGGTGGACGGGGCACGAGCCGGAGGTGTTCAGGCTTATTGGGAGGGTGAAGCCGACGCCGTTACGGCGACCAAACCAAAATTCCGCGTCCTGGAGTGGACGCTCAAAAAGCTCACCGCCATGGTGTACGTTACTGAGGAACTCTTGCAGGACGCGGTTGCTCTCGAACAGGTGATTCGGGAGACCTTCGCCCAGGAGTTCGCGTTCAAGATCGAGGACGCCATCATCAACGGTGATGGTGCTGGAAAACCGTTGGGAATTCTGTCCAGCGGTGCTCTGGTCACGAACGCCAAGGAAGGTTCGCAGGTCGCGGCCACGATCGTCGTCGAAAACCTGGTCAAGATGTGGGCTCGCCAGCACTCGCGTTCGAAGCGCAACTCCGTGTGGATCCAGAACGGGGATCCGTTCCCGCAGCTTGCGGTGATGAAGCTCGGCGATCACGGGATTTTCCTGCCTGCCGGCAACATTTCGGGCACCCCCTTCAACATGCTCCTCGGTCGTCCGTTGCTCGAGGCTGAGTACCTGCCGACCGTCGGCGCGAAGGGTGACCTCCTGCTCTGCGATCTCAGCGAATACTGGATGATCGAGAAGGAGGCGTTGCAATCGGCAAGTTCCATTCACGTGCGTTTTGTCGAGGGTGAGGTTGCGTTCCGATTCGTATGGCGATTGGACGGGATGCCGATGTGGGACAAGCCACTCACGCCATACAAGGGTACCAAAACCCGTTCTCCGTTTGTTGTGACCGACGTACGGGCCTAGGCGTTCCGGAGTTTTCCGAACTATGCCGGCGACCGGGTTGTCCGTGTCGCAATTTGGAGACAGCACCATGAGTTTGGGTTTTTCACTCGCTGAAAACGGTCATATTGTCCAGTCGCACCAACCTCAGACCGTCGCACCGACTACGACGGTCAACGGCGACGTAATCTCGATGAAGGACTACGTGCGGGCGGAGTTCCTGCTCAGCATCGGCGACATGGACGGCACGGTATCGGACGGTCTTATCACCGTCGAGGCTTGTGACGATTTCGTTCCCACGGCTGTCGAGGCCATTCCCTTCCGGATCTACAAGGAGGAGACCCCGGCCGGCGACACGCTCGACGGAGGTGCCGACGTGCTGGCCGCCGGGTACACGGTTCCGTTCGCGGACAACATCCATTACCTGATCGAGGTGCTGGACGAGCATCTTCCCGAAGGAAAACCGAACGTACGCCTCGTGTTTCACTCGGTCTCCGGTGGTACCACGGGATCGCTGATGCACTGCGCTGCGCTCTTGACCGGCGCGCGCTCGGCGAGTCAGGCGTCACCGACGGTGATTGCCTAGATAGTCGTTCCGCCTAAGTGAACGGAGACGTCAGATGATTGAGATCGTAGCGTCCATCCGCAAGATGGACATCGCCACTTGTGGTGGCATGAAGGGCTCCGTCAACCTCCGCAAGGTGACGGTTGGTGGACGGGAATTCGACGCGGGGAAACTTTGGTATGTCGGATTCGCCGGCGGTCTGGACGCCACGAGTGGACTGTATGTAGGTCACAATCGCTTCACGGAGGTCAGGCGCAAGGATTTGCTGGGTGATCCCAAGACCGACTTCGAAATGATTCCGGGTGGATTGACAGGAGAAGTTGACGATGGCCTTCACGCACGAGACGGCGGCCCAGGTGACGGTTTCGGGTCGGACGGTTAAGGGAAACGTTGCCGTATCGTCCGGGAACAACCGAAGCATCGACGAATCAATTCCGGATTCGTCAACCGACCTGTTGGTGCTCGAAACGGTTGATGTGTCTCAACTTCGAGCGTTCATTATGGTCTCTGACCAGCCGGTCACCGTCGAGACCAACGATGGCACCACACCGCAAGAAACGATCATCTTGAATGCCAACGACCCGCTGATTTTCCGAAAGGGAGGAAATCAGCGAGAGGGTGCGGACTACCCTGTGATTCCGTTCTCGGCCGACGTAACTGGTTTCTACATCACAAACGCGAGCGGTGCGGCTGCGCAGCTCAAGATGGAGATTCTGCAAGACCCGACAGTGTAACGTGAAGGAGTGTGCGATGGCCGCATGAAAACGCTGCCTCGAACCCATTGGCATGGCGGGTTGCCCAGGAGTGGAAAGCGGACCGCAATAATGACGTGCCCTGAGTGTGGGCAAGAGTATTCGCTGAGTGGGCACGAGATTGACGACAGCGGTGTCGTGACTCCGTCCGTCGTTTGTGTGACGCAAGGTTGCACTTATCACGGGTACATAACTCTCGAAGGTTGGTCCGCCGTACCGCGTGTACCGCGACCACAGTGAGGAAGGAAACGACAAATGGCCGCAGAAAAGGAACACCAGTTCAAGGCGGGTGATATGGTCTTGGTGCCAGCCAAGCTGCTCGAGTTTACCCCGAAGGTGAAAGAGGGGCACGCCCGATTCCAGGTGATCGACGAACATGCGGTAGGGGAGGCGCCCGAAATTATCTGCTCGACGCGAGCGGTGCGCCCGATGCGCGCCAGTAAATCGTAATCCCCTGGCCGGGATTGCAGGTGAGACACTGGACTGAAAACTGAGCGACCTCCATGAAGCGGCAAGTTGAAATCATCTGGAACATTGGGGTCTACGCTGGTGACCTACGGCGCGTCGACTTCGACGTCGCTGCTCGGATGATCGCCAACGGAACGGCCCTAGTGGTTGGCGCCGAACCGCGCCTGCACCGAACGGGACGGAAACCCCGTGCGAGCCGAGCGCGTCCAGCAATGACCCGTAGTAGTAAGGCGGGGAAAGCACCACAGCGCACAGAAGGTAACAGGGGGGCTCCTCAGGCGCGGAGTAAGCGATGAGCCATCACTCCATCGCGCATGAATCGCTAACGCGGCTCGACACGCCGGAGCCGGCCGTGACGATCGATGAAGGTCGCGCCTATTTGCGGCTTCGTCACAAGAGGGATGACCCAATCATTCAACTCGGGTTGGCGGCCGCGATCGAGGACCATGAAGCGCAGACCGGTCGCCAGTTGATGGCCGCAACTTTCCGGCTCGACCTGGATGTGTTCCCGGCAGTCATCCGCCTTCGCAAGCCTCCGCTGATCTCAGTCACGAAACTCGAGTACCTCAATACCGGAGGTACGTTGACGCCGTTGGTGGTGGAGACGGACTTTGTGGTTGACGCGGGGTCGCCCGACGACGTCGCCAGGATTACACCCGCTTACGGCAAGTGGTGGCCGACGACGCGCCGGCAAGTGAACGCGGTCCAGGTGACGTACAGTTGTGGGTTCGGTACGGACCCGGAAAAGATTCCCGCAGTAGATCGATTGAGGGTTCTGGCAGTGATGGAGTCATTGTTCACAAACTCCTCCGGGATGACGAACGCCCGTAGTCCCGTGACGCTGAAAATGGTCTTGCAACAACTCGCTTGGCAGAGGCGAGTGATTCGAACATGAACGCGGGCACCATGCGGGATGTGTTGTCGTTCCGTCGGCCCACGAATACGACCGATGCGATCGGCTCGCAAACTGTGGTCGATGACGAGACCACGCAGTACGTGGAGATCCGCGGGAAGATTGAGCCGCTTCGAGGGCGCGAACTAGAGCAAGCCCGCAAGGTCGACGCAGAGGCGACGTTCAAGATATTGACGGAGTGGGTCGAGGACGTGAAGCACGGCGATCTGATCGTGAGCGTTACGGACGGCCGTAAGTTTCAGATCGTCTGGATTGAGAACATCGATGAGATGGATCGGTTGCACAAGTTTCTCGTAAAGGTGCGGTTTAACTAATGGCTGTGGGTTCCTCATTCGGATTGGTGCGTCGTAACATCGGCGGTCGGGGTTCGGGTGGAACCGGATTCACCGTATCGATGACCGGGCAGGCGGCAATTCTGAGAATGCTCCGTCAGGTTTTGCCCGCAGAGGCCAATCGTGCGTTGCGCACCGCCCTGAACAAAGGTGCCACGATCACGTTGCAGCGCATGCGGGAGACAGTTCCGGTTCAAACGCCCCCGAAGCATGGGTGGAGATCGGGCACCAACCTCTCGAAGCCACGGCTGGACGCGCCCCGGGGCGGCCGCTTGAAACGATCGCTCGGTCGCAAGTACATCCATTACCGCAGTTCCGGAAACCATCTGGTGATGATTGGCCCTAGGGTGAACGAAGGACACAAAGGCCGGCACGGACATTTGGTCGAGGCCGGCACGGGACCTCGTGTTCAGCGAACCACCGGCAGGTCCACCGGCATCATGCCCGCCTTTCGTTTTATGGAGCGGGCGTTGGACTCGACGCGATTCAGGGTGGAGGGTGAGATTGCGAAAACCTTCCGAACGAAGTTGATGGACGCAGTCCGGAAACGTCGGAGGAGATAGCGGTGTGTCCGAAGAAGCCTTGCTCTCGCTCCTCAAAGACGATGTCAACATCGGAGTTGACGCCCGTGTGTATCTCGAGTTTGCGCCGACCCCGGCCGCTTTCCCGTACATCGTGTTCGACGTCGATGGGACCGATCCTGTCCTCGCCCACGATGGTGGTTCCAAGTTGGCGCGTCGTACCTTTAGGATCGAGTGCTGGGGTACGACTGCAATACAAAGTAGGTCGGTCGCGGATGCGGTCCGCGCGAAAATACAAGGTTTCAAGGGGACGGCTGCCTCGGTGCGCGTTGATTCAATAATTGTGTTGGAGGGTGGACGGACCGAATCCACCATGCCCGACGACGGCGGTGACACGCCCTCATCGATGCGTCTCGTTTTGGTGGCGATGTGGTTTGAGGACGCCAATAACTGACGGAGCTTAATTATGGCGACAGGTGCAATTTCGGCCTACGGGACACTCTTCAAGATGATCAATAGCCCCGGGACTCCGGTGTTGATTGCGGACATCACCAACCTGGACGGTCCGGCCTTGGAGGCGAATACGGCGGATGTGACTCCTCACGAAGCCGCCGGTTCAGGGTGGCGGCACAAGATCCCGTTGCTCAAGGACGGTGGACAGATCACCGGTACCATGAACTTCAAGCCGTCCCGAGATCGTGGTGTCGATCAGATGGCTGAGGCATTTGCCAGCGGCACCTTGATGGACTGCGAGATGGCGTGGCCTGAAAGTGGCGAGAAGTGGACGTTCAAGGGTTACGTCGTTGGTTTCCAGCCACACGGGCCTACGGACGGCGCGCTGACCGCCGACTTCACAATCGAAGTGACGGAAACCGTTTCGTTCACGTAAGGGTTTGTATGACCGTCGAGGAAATTGCAAATAGATGCAGTCAATACCTCTGGCTGCATGTTCTCGAGATTCAAGAGGAATCGCCAACGACCAAGGTGATCGTGTTAGCCACACCGTCCGGTGTGGCGTGTTTTTCAGTCACCGTCCAGAAGCATGGGACGGATGACTGGAGGTTCATGGGTTTACGGTTTGATTTGGAGGACCACATGACCGAGTTACGTGAGGTGGCGGATGGGTAAACCTGAACAGCAGGATGGTTTCCTGAGCCATCAAGAAATCGTAGATATCGAAGATGATCGAACAATCGAGTACACGATGCAAACGCAAGGAGCCTGGAAGGGCAAGCGCGTTCGCCTTCGAAGCATCAAGGCGGATGAGCGAGACATTTTCGAATCGCGTTGCTTCCTGGCCAGTGAGAGGGGTGAGCCGTTTGGAATGCGGGCTGAGTTGGTCGGAAAGTGTCTCGTTGACGGCAACGGCGATCGTCTGTTCGCGGAGAACCAAATCCATCTACTCGGTGCCAAGAGTGGTGACGCATTAGATGAACTGTTCCATGTGTGCAAGAAGCACAATGCAATGAACGTTGCCCAGATGGAGGCGTTGGCAAAAAAATCAGAGGGTCCGAGCGACTCCAATTAATCGCGGAGTTGTGCTTGGCGTTCGGAGAACCCTCCCCGCAACGGTTCATGCGATCCATCGACAGCCAGGACCTTACGTTCTGGATCGCCTATTTCGGGGTGCGCCCGTTCGGTGGTATCCGCGGCGATATGCAGATGGCTCGCATGTGTACTGTGTTGGCGAAATTGAAGGGCAACAAGACCGCAAAGGATGCCGACTTCATGCTCTTTAGGGGTAAGGGAGCGCAGTCGGGCCGCGAGATAAGGAACATCTGCCGACAGGTGCACCAAAACGTATTACAACGGAGAGCGTAAGCCGTGGCCCGCGAATCTATCGGTACGCTGCACCTGCAATTCAAGGCGAATACCAGGGGGTTCATCGGCCCTATGCGGGATGTCACCCGGGCGGTGCGCGCTGTTGACAGGCAAGTCGCGCGTTCGTCAGCGGGCTGGAAGTCTCTGGCCAAGTCGGTATTGACTGCCGTTGTCGCCTACAAGGCGCTCCGGTTGGCCTTTCGCGGTGTGGTCGGTTCGATCGAGGTCGCCGCAGAGTTTGAACGACAGGAGGCTGCCCTCGGGGCGCTTATCGGCAATGCGAAAATAGCTAAGGAACTGACCGACGATTTGATCGCATTTTCCTTGGCGACTCCGTTTACGTTCAAAGAACTTCTCGCTGGTTCAAAGCAACTGCTGGCATTCGGATTTGCGGCCAAGCAGATCCTACCGGTCTTGGCGGTGCTGGGTGAAGCGGCGGCGGCGACCGGTACCGCGCTTGCGGATGCGGTGTTCCCGTTCGCCCAGGCACGGACTGAGTCCAAACAGGTGTGGAAGGACATTCGGCAGTTCACCTCGAAGGGAATTCTGAGCCTCGAGGACCTTGCCGCGGAGATCGGAATAGCCACCGATGAAATACGGGCGTTCTCCGCAGCCGGCAAGCTGAACTTCACCCAAATTGCCTCAGCGATGAAAAAGAATGCGATCGAGGGGGGCCGCTTCTCAGGTCTCATGGGCACCATTGCGCAGACTACGTTCGGACTCATCCAACGGTTTAAGGATTTGTGGCAGCTTATCCAAAAAGGCACCGGTGAAGCCATCATCGAGGTATTCAACCTGCGACAGAATATGCAAGACTTGTTTGCGACCGTTGGCTCATTGGTGACTTCCGGGAAATTCAAAGACGCGATGGTCGCGTGGATTTCGTTGCTGCGCGACGCGTTCGTTTGGTTCGTTGGACGCATCGAACAGACTGTCAGAATTATGGCTCACTTGTTGGGGACGGCGTTTTCAGTGTTGGTGGGCCTCGCCGAGAAATTTGGGGACGTACTCGGTTTATCGAGCAAGAAGCAATTCATCCTTCGGCAGACGTTCGGTGAGAGCCGCGATGCCTTTATAGACAGGGCAGCGCTTAAGAAGTTTGAATTGGACCAAAGTGGCGAGAAGGTTCTGGAGTCGAAGATCCGGTTCGTCGATCCGCTTGCGGAAAGTTTGCACCCGGGGGGATCCCTACTTGACGTACTATTCACAGTCGATGCGCGGAGCGAGATCGGTAAGGTCATCGATCGGATGAAGGAGTTCGGAAAAGAGCTTCAAAATATGCCCACAACGCCTGATTGGGCGCGAAGTCTTGAGTTGATGCTCAATCCGGATGGGCAGTCAGTGGTTTTCAAGAATATCACTCAGATGTATCGTCATTTCATCGACAGTTCCACAAAGTTTTGGGACGACCTGAACCGAATAACCGGCAGCGGTGTGATCGGGACCTCTATCGAGTTGTTGCGAGAGTTGTTGGCTTCAGCAAGGACGGTGCTCACGACCGGAATACCACTGATTGATAGTGCCGTCAGGCAAACTATTGAGCCCTATCGGGAAATATTGAAGATGGCCCAGGAATTAGCCGCCCAAAGCACATTCGCAAAGGTGCTGAACGCGCCGGTCAAATTCATCCAAAATCTCGCTGCAAAGTTCGAGACCGGGTTCGATAAGACAGCACTTTTGTTCGATGAAGTCAGTAAAGTCCTGGAAAAGGCGGTTACGCAAATACGCAACGTCGTCGGGCCGCGCGTGACGTTCCGCCAACAGGTTGACGAACTCATCGGCCAAAGCAAACTCGACCGCACGCCGGGGTTTGTATCGCAGGCACAGGCCGCGCGGAAGTCTGCTGATATGCTCGACCGACAGCTTCTTCGTGTGCAGGAAATGAAGATGCTCTGGCAGCTATCCCAAAAGGTCATTGCCGATACGGTTGATCCGATGCAGCAACTCCACAGGTTTTCGCTCGATACTCTCATTGCCCAGCAAAAAGGTTTCCTCAACGACAAGCAACGGCTGGCGGGTATCAGGGCTATGGCTAAGGAGCTTTTCAAAATTGCGGACGCGAAGATCGATCCCTTCGAAGCCTTCGCCAAGCGAAAGGAGGAGCTAGAAACCTTACTCGCCGATCAGAGGATCTCGTTGGGGCAATTCACGGCAACGCTGAAGCGCGATCGGGAGGCCATCCTTAACTTAGGTACCGGCAGTGAACTACGGCCGTCCAGTGGATTCCGGTTCGCTCGAGCGGCCTTTTCGGGGAAAATTGCTGGAGGGGACACGGCGAGCCTGCTACGTCAACAGAATAAACAGCAAAACGTGCAGATTGTCCAGGCGCAACAAACCAATCGCACGCTGTCACGTATGGAACAACATTTCTTGCAGGCGTTCACCATCTACCAGCGAACCTTCCCGGGAGGGTTCTGATGGCTACCAAATGTATCGAGCTTATGGAAGGGCGTACTGATTACTCGCTGGGTATTGGTGGGTGGCAAGGGCTCAAACGGGTGTTCCACGTCAAAGTCAATAGCGTCAACGACTTTCCGGAAATCATCATGCAGGTGCCCGCCTTGGTGGATGAAGGCACCGCCGTACCATGGGGTTCAACCTACCCCAACGATAGCAGCGGTCTCGTGGTCGTCCAAATCGATCGTCTCGAACGACTGGACCATCTCAATTACAAGATGGGTGCGGTGTACGGGCCGCCGGTGGTCATCGAAACGTCGAGCAACATCATCGATCACTGGCAGTGGGACATCGAAGGTGGATTGACCTTCGAAAGGATATTCTTCGATCGCAACAGAGTGCCGATTGCTTCGCCACGTTATGAGGAAATTGGCAGAGACGAAGTAGGTGTTCCACCGGAAGAGACATTTTTCACGAACCACAACAATAAAACGCAACGCCTATTGCGAAAGCCCAACGAATTCGAGCCATTGCAGGGGGCCGACTTCCCCGCCAAACGGGCAACGCTAATCGGATTTCGGAAGGTCGCCCGGCTGACGGGTACGGTTCCGGGGAGCATCCTTAACCATCTCGGTAGGGTCAACCTACGGCCGTTCCAGGGCGCTGAGGTCGCCGCGCTGAGATTCACTGCGCTGAGTGTCCATCCCGTTGGTGGCATCCTGACACCATTCGGCGGGTTGGTCATCCGCCCGGATGATCTGCGCCACTTTGAGATTACCATTGTATTCGAGTGGAACCCCGACATTTGGGAGCCCTTTCGTCAGGTGCACGTGCGCACGTGGGACGATGGATCGTTCTCCGTGATCTATGACGCTGATAACCCAGAAGCCAACTTGGTCGAGAGCCGGCATAGCCTCCATGAATTCTCTGACTACCTCGTCACGATCCTGGAACCGTTCGAGTAAGCACGATGACATTACATCTACCTCGCTTAAACGTGCCCGGCTATCAGTTGTTGGCCGATGCGTTCCGCGCACTCGAATCACGAATCGACGGTCTCGACAGTCGACGCGCCATCTCCGAAGGTCCGGCACGACAGCCCCTTATCATCCGACAGAAAACGGTTGTCGTTGTCGTGCGTCCGACGGCCGAGGACACACGTCTCGTTGTGAGAGAAGTTAGATACGGCACCCTGCCACCGGGCCCGCCGCCAGCGGCTAGCCAACAAGAGGCTATTGCGGCCGCGATCGACACACAAATGGCTGAGACGATGCAAGACGCGCTTGGCGCAGAGCGGCGTGACCCGGTTGGGGCCGGGTCCAGAGAGCCGCCCGTTCGGCTAGTAGGTGATCCGTCTCCGCGTCCAGAGGATTCCGACGACGACGACATCGAAGAACTACCAGGACCGGTCGACCTCGACCCAGAGAATCCCCTGTACGAATGGGCGGGAAGTCCCTTTGGCGCTTTCCCAGACTACGGGCAAAACGCACTGGCGTACGAATTCGCCTTCTGGGATCCCGATGCGCAAGGCGTGCCAACGGCGGACACGGCATTTCTACGATGCCGGCGCGAACACGATGCTTGGATTACCGAACTACCTGGAGGTGGTACGGTCGGCTGGGCTGTGCTGCGGGGTTATCCGGATCCCGAGGGTCACGTCCTCTACGTTCAGCTACTACAAAAGCCGGCACCGTTCGTCGGGAAATGGGCCGTATCGCCTGGCGCTCCCCTCGTAGAGGTCTTTACCTACGGTGGGCTCAAGGCAATTGAATACGTCCAGCATCTTGTCGCGGTCGATGAGGTGCGACACTTCACTCCTGTACTCGTCATCGTAAACGACGGACAGCATCGGTTCGCTCTGCATCTGTTCAAGTTTCTGGTCGGGAGCTATCAACCTGCGATCGACGATTTCCGAGTGACGGATTGTGTGCCATGATGTCCGATAACCACTACAAATGCGCCAATTCTATAGAATGCCTATTTTCAGGGCATTTTATACGAGTCAACGATAGCATCGGTGAAGCATCGTTTTGTCAACGTAGGCATCGTAACGCTGGACCCTCGTCAACAGACGCAGATGGAGGCCCTAGCGGATGACCGAAGCCTGCTGCCAATTCCACTTCGACGGTAGTTGGATCTGCGAGGATCTTGACCCGTGTGAATGCTTTGACCGTCCGCAGGGTGAGCCGAAGGGGCCGGGCACGACCTGCGCGCTGATGTGTCCGGAGCACCTGCAAATCGCGTGCGAGCGATGTGGCACCCAGGCGTGCTGCATCCCCGGTGGCGGTGACACGCATATTTGTTCCGACCTGACGGTTCGTGAGTGCATCGATCAGAATTTCGGTACGCCCGCGGGCCGCGGCTCAATCTGTAGAGAATTCCCGGACCGGATCGTTCCGGGAGACGGAGATTTTCTGTGCGATCCACTGTTCACCTGTTGTTTGCCGGATGGGTCCTGTGTGCGCAGCAGCACGTCTTGTTTCAGCTTGGGTGGATTACCCATTCAAGGCGACTTCGTCAGTTGTACGGGTATCGATTGCTTCGCGGAGCTTGAAATCAACGAAGCCTGTTGCTCTATGAGCGGCGAGTGCTCGGATGTTCCGTTTCGGGACTGTTGTGACGACGGCGGTCGACCGCAGGGAGCCGGTACTGATTGTGCCGCCGTTGGTCAGGACTGTGCACCGTTCGTGCCCATCGATTGCCGTGCGGCTCGCGCGGATGAGCGAGCGACGCACCCGGTAACCGGTGTGCCATACAGGGGGACCACGGCGGATTTATGCGCACTGGCGTTCCTGATTCCCTGGACGTTGGTCCTCACCCGTAGTTCCCGCATGGTGACCGCGCGCCCCGTTCGAACACACGCCCTTTCGTCCGGGCGCACCGACGACGGTGTCGAGCCGTGTCACTTGCAGGTCACGGACATAGTTGACAACGGTCAGCGATGGGAAGCGAGGATGTGCGGTGAGCGTATCGCAGGCAATTCACGATCCAAGTATCAAAGTCACGCCGGCGTTGTGTTCGTCCGGAATTCGGAACTGAACGGTCACTTCTTTGTCGGCGCGTATGAGACTCCGCCTTGGCAGGAGATACAGTTCCACAGCAAGCTCACATACTGCTTCGGAGATCCGAAATGAGTCGTCCATGCCGGCAAGGCCCCAATCAAGACACTGGCCTCGGGTTCGAAGCCTGCGGCGGGCCTGCTTGGTGCGCGGAGATTACCGGAAACTTCAATGAGTGCTGGTTTGGATTGGATTTCGAGCCCGAACATTTCGGGCAGGCATGCGCGGATGCCTACGGTGTCGGGTTGGGTTGCATCTCCTGTAATGACGTTCCCGAGGCTTGGGTACGTGGCGCACGCACTGATGGTCGCCGGTTCCTCCTCCCGTACACGCGGTTCAGCCCGGAGGCTCCGCTCCACAGCGGTAAGGACGCCCATGGGGACATGCACGACCTGCGATCGAACGAACCGTGGCGGGTACCCCTGACGATCACCTTCATGCGTGGCAGCGTCTATAGCGACGATCGGGGGCTCGAGTGCGTGCTGGATGCGTGCGACTTCGCCAGGACGAAAGCCAATTTTTGCGTCGAGGGTCGGGCGGGGTTCGAGGTACCCGGGTTCCTTCCGGACGAACGCGGGTTCAGCGGCCATCACATGCCCGATGCACACGGGAATATGTACGTCCGGCACGTGCTCAAGAGGTCCGAGCCCCATGTGCTCACGTTCGGACAGAATTACCTATTCCTGCCCAACCTTCATCGAACCTGGGACTGTACGAGCAACCTGTTGCTCGGCTGTATCGCCGCCATACCGCCGGTCGACGGTTGCAACTGTCAGCGGAGCTACGCCCTCACGTTTGAAGGGCAGCCGTGTGAGTTCATCAATCCGGGCGGCAGTGTACGCCTTGACCCAGAATACTACGACGCCAACGTCGCCAACCGGATGCTTTACAATTTCCTCCGCATCAAGAGTAATAACACCTATATCCGTGGAGCGCCACGCCGGATGTTCAACTCGGATGTCGCACCCACGATCGTTAAGGACGCCGCGCTCAAGATGATCGCCACACAAGAGCTACCAGGGTGGGTTCGAGAACAAGGCGGGCAGCAGCAACCGGTCCGCATGGATCAGGTCCACCAAAATAGCCGTGGTACGGCAATCGCCCTGTACGAAGGATGGAGCCGCGACTGGAACCTGTTCGGGGATGGGAGCTTACTAGCACCGGCGGCGGCACTTCCGATGTTGCCGATCGCCGGCGGAGTGTCGGCGCGTTTGAGGCAGTCGAATGTGGCATTCTCGGTGGAACCGGTGTTGCTCCTTGCCACGATCGAAGTTGCGATGATTGCGCACGCCTTGAGGGACATCAATCGACCGGGTCCTCCCTTTTCCCTACGTGTCCAGCCACAAACCCGGGTGCGGATCTCGGCACGCTGGGGGCTAAGGTTGGTCGACGACGTTGATTTCACGACCCCCGACGGGCGCACGATAACTGTGACCCAGCCGAACATCTACGCTGACCCATGGCCGACCGTCACAGGCGATCGAGCCGAGTATCGGATAGACGGTGCACCGTTGATCCGATTTGAGGATGTCCAGTGGGAGGGTGAGTTGTCCAGTTTCAGCGTGCCGCGTGTGCCCAACTTGTCGGTGGCCGAATCCGGCCTGTCCGTCACCTGCCGGTTTTTCCGGGAGGCGTTCGCGGCCGCAAACATTCGCGTCCCCGGGTCGCCGACCTATTCAGACTCGTGGCCCACGGATCCGGATCGGAATAGCATTTACGGTGGCGCTTTGGGATTGGAGTTTCCCCTGTCGTGAGTCATTGGTCGGAACAAATCAAGGATCTTGGTGGACAGGTGATGGACCCTGATGTGATGACACAGCGGGACGGTGTGCAACTTCCGCCGGCGAGAAAAGCTGATCCCGGATGTGGTTCCGGAAAACGCCGCGAAATCGCCGCGAAGATCGAAAGCGGTGGCACGCTGCCGTTCGATCTGAGGGCGGTGAATTGGGTTCGAGTCATGCACCTCCGCGTGACGTGGTGGGCTCTGTTGGTGTGGGCGGCTCGGCTCCCGTTACGGCTGCCGCTACGCATCGCCTTCTGGGCGGGTCGGTGGTGGATCAAATTCAAACTGCGACGACATGCGGAGCGCGGACCGCGCGCGGACACGGCACTCGTCGATTCCAGAATTAAGGTTTGCGAGGCTTGCGAGAAACTTGAAGGGGTTGGTGTTGGATGGCAGCGCCATTGCGGCGCTTGTTCTTGCCCCAAGACACCGCGTAGCTCGCTCAATCAAACCTGGCATTTCAAAAACTACCGCTGCCCGCTCGGAAGATGGGATGAGTCCTATGCCAAATGGGTGGTTTTTTCCTTCACCGTGTTGAACGCAAGCTGCAAGACGTGTGGCACGAGGAGTACATCCAATGGCTGACATCCTCACGACCTGGATATCCCTGAACGGAGACTGGACCGATACGGAATCGTGGAGCAATGGTCTGCCGAACACGGCGGATCACGTTGCGATCTTTCGGCGTGGCTCCGGCGTTGCTCCCTCAAGGAATCTAAGCACGACGGACACAATTAAAGAATTGCAGATCGGCGAAGGATTCGAGCACCCCATCGGGGCGCTAGGCAACCCGCTTGTGATCGAATTGACGCGACGGGTGTTCCATTTCGGCAATCGACGGCTCTACTGGACGGCTTCTCCATCAAGCTCTCCAATGCCGGATATCTTCCTGGTCTCCCCGGACGGAGCCGATCTTGACTCGGACGACAACACTCTTTTCGTCACAACTCTCTTGGGCGTCTACGCCGGTAGGGTCAGGTTGGGACCAAAGTTTCGTGTTGGGCTGGATGTCGGAGGTGTTCAGGGAGGTAATGGCCCTGGCCTCATTATTCGTGGATCTGGTATCCGAGGCGCAGTCGTCGAGTCACAAGCTCCCACGATTGATCGAGTGATTGTGGACGGTGGCAGATTCAGGATGACCGCGGGGACCGCACCTGCTCGCATAAACATCGTCCGTGGATCCGCTGACGTGCGCGGGTCACTAACCCTCAGCGAAATCGTGCAGAGTGGCGGACGGGTGAGATGGGACGCACCGCCTGCGGCAACACTACGAGTTTTGCATCTGTCAGGAGGCTTCTTTGACGGTCGGGTCGGTGCGCCGGATATCACCATTCAAAACGGCGCCGTTATCTCGCCCGGTCGGTTGCTGGTGTCTCAGCAAGCGGATATCAGCGGTCTGGTGGATTTGCGAAACTTGGGTATCGGGTAGGAGAATTATCAAATGACAATCAACAACACATTACGGGACGATCCAAAGCTATTCACCACGCTTGGTCCTGCGGCTCGGACCGCGACGGCGAATGGCGCCACGGTGGATTTGGCCACGTTCAAATTCCCCTCGCTTCATGCAATCGTCGGGACGATCACCGACGGAACGCATACTCTCGATCCGGAGGAAGCGGACGACGACGGGTCGGGCGTGCCGGACACGTGGTCCAACATCGCCGCCGCAGATTTGGAAGGCGGTGCGTTCGCGGTTCTAGCCTCCGATGTCAATCAGTCGAGGGTGTACCAAGGGACAAAGAGGTTTGTACGTGTCAGTGTGACTATTTCCGGCGCGTCGACAGGAGGTGTCTACGCAGTGGGTGCTGAATTAGCTCGCGGGGCGTCGTCGGATCTATAAGGAGACTCCGAAATGGCTACTAAAACCTGGACAAATGGCGCGGCGAACGGGAACTTCAATACCGCCGGCAACTGGGCGCCGTCCGGAAAGCCCGTCAAAAACGACGACGTGTTTTTCGTGGCAAGCAATAACTCTCCTGTCACGGCCGGTCTGGATCAAAGCGGTGGGGCCGGTCTGCATCTCAACCTGATCCAGACCGAGCGTGGATTCACGTCCAAAATCGGCGTGTCGGGTAGTCCGCTGATCATCACGGCCAATCGCGTGGTGCATCGTGGTGAGGGAGAGTTCTGGTACAAGGACGGTACCGGTACCGAACTACAATGGACCCGCGAAATTCTCATCGCCTCGCCAACGGTCAGCGGCAACGCTGCGGTACTCGATGGCGCGGCGATCGAGAGGGTGTTGCTCCGACGGGGTCGGACGCAGATTGCCGGCTCGACTGGACCGATCGCACGCCTGGAGCTCGGGTTTCAGGGTAACCCGGCGTCCGATGTTATCTGCGACATCGCGTCCGGGGCGGGGGCCATCGGTCGTCTCATCTTGAATGCGGCGCAGGAATTGGTCACGGACTGTGCGATCGGGTTCGCCACGTGCAGGTCTGGCGAATGGCGTCACGAAGGTGGGACAATTGGGTTTTTGATCAACGCCGGCGCGCTGATCATATTCAATCCCGACGAAACGCAGGGGAGGATCAGCACCGGTATTCTGATGGCTGGTACTCTGGATACGCTCCAAACCCAGCGTAAGAAGGACATTGGTGTTCTGCTACGGATGCCCGGGGCCACCTTCCTCCGGGATGAGGGCCTGGTCGTTCCGGATGAAACCGTTTACATCGGCGACCTCGTGGACAACTAAGCGTCATGGTGCACAACGCTCGAGTTACGATTGCGAAAGCGGGGCGTGCGGTTCCTCTTGGACCGGCGGGCGGTCCCCGAATGGTCCTTCTTTGGATCGAAGCACCCGAAGCCAACACGAGCCCGGTGTGCGTTGGCGGCGCATCGGTGGTTGCGCTAGTCGACTCGTACAACAGTCCGGAGCTTCAACCGGGCGATCGTATGTGGCTTAATAACGTCGACATCGGGGACGTGTGGGTCGATGCTCGGACCGACGATGACGTGGTCGTGTGGCGGGGAATGTCCGCATGAGGATGTTCGATAGGTTTGGTCAGCTGATCGGTGTGCCGGCAACGTTCCCATACTACTTCGGCGCCAAGACGGTCAGCGGGGCGCTGCGGGCGATCGGTGGAACGGTGTTCACCGGGACGCGCGGGTACCGTATGCCGGCACCCGGGTGGATTGTGGCGCACTCCTGCCAATACACGGTGGATGTGGCCACGTCCGGGTTCGGTGCGTTCGAGCTCCTCCTCAACGGCAACCCGCAAACGGTGGGTGTGCTCCGGGTTGAATCCTCAGACGGTACTGGAGACGACGGCAAACATGCGATGCTCAAACGTAAGGCGCTCCGCTTCGACGCGGGTGACGTCATTGGCGCGTTTTGGTCTGAAAGTGGGACACTGGAATTGGATGCGATCACGGGATTGATCACCGTGGTGTTGGCGCGGTGACCCTACGGCACGGTCTACACGGCGGCCAAGCTGCCGAGAGTAGGACCGAGGACGACGAAAGGGTGAGTCATGGCTGATATTATCCCCAACGCATTATTCAAATCGATGATCACCGCCTATTTAGCGGGCAAGACGATCAAGGCGACGTTGATCATGTCCAACAGCGATTGGCAAACCGCGCAAGCGGCCATGCGGGACAAGGTCTACGTCGGCGATATTTCGGCAGCGGCGCTGGACGAGTGCGACAGTAGCAACTTCACCTGGGGGCATGGCGGTAGCGGGCGAAAGACGATCACGTTTACCGGCAAAGTGGATCACACGGCCGATCACGCGACGATGGAGAGCGCGGTCGGTACTTACACCTGGGCAGTTTTGGACGAAGACGCATCGCGTAGCATTACGGGCGTGTTGTTTCATGTGGAGGGGACCACTGACGATTCAGACGCCGAGGTACTTGGCTACCAGCAATTCGCGGCTCCGCGCCAGGCTGACAGCAACGATTTCCTAGTCAACCTGAACGTGGGCGACGGTAGGCTTTTTAAGATCAATCAGGGAGTGTAGGTGATGGCAGCAGGTGATACTCTAATTACGTTGACGGCGTCGCATTCGATCCCCGCGTCGACCGCCCCTTGGGGGGTTGTCAACAACAGTCCGGTTCGCGTCTACGCCGGCGGGTCGAACAAAACAACCGTCTACGAATTCATCATGCCGCAGCACTTCAATGCGGGCGGGATCAAGGTCATATCACACCTGGATAACCTGGGCACAACGGGCAACGTCGATATTGACACAGAGCTCGCGAAGGTCACGGACGCCGTCGACTCTTACGCTGCGGCGCAAAGTACCGACGACACGGACGTGCCGGGCACCGCCAAAGACACGTTCAAGGTGGAAACGGATCATACGTCGGCGCAGATCGATGGGATTATCAAGGGCGATCGGTGTCGCTTGCGGATCACGCGCGATGCCGTAAACGACACCAATGGCGATGAAACGCGAATCTTCGCTGTTGAACTCAGGGAGACAGCATAACCGTGTCGCGTAGCTTCGTAGCTGCATCCAGCCAATACCTCCAGATCGAGGAGGCGCTTATTGCAGCGTACCCGTTTACGATGGCGTGTCGGTTCAAGTCGAACGATGCTACGGGTGCATACGCAACGATGTGGGTTGGTGACAAGGATGTTGCTGACTACTGGTCACTGCTCTACCTAAACGGCAGTACGGCAGGCGATCCCGTTTCAGCGTTCAACCATAGTTACGGAGGAGCGGGCAGCCAAAGGGCTGACACGAGCACGGGGTATTCTCCGAACACGTGGCACCATGCGTGTGGTGTATGGGCCGGGCCGAGCAGCCGCATTGCATATCTGGACGGGGTCGGGAAGGTCGAAGATACGGACACGGTTGGGTCAATGGCCAACCACGACCGCATGAGTATAGGGCGTTCCGGTGACTCAACGCCTGGCAACTATATGGACGGCCTGCTCGCCGAACTATGTGTGTGGAAGGATCTTGTACTTACGGATGAACAAGTGCTGGCGTTGGCGTTAGGCATACATCCTCGATTGATCCGACCAGACAAGTTGGCGCACTACTGGGACCTCTTGGCATCTAGTCTGACGGACGCGATCGGCGGCAAGGTGTTGTCGAATACCGGTACGACGATGGACACCGACCACCCGCCACAAACCATATCATGGCCGCCTGCGCCGATTCATGTTCCCGCGATTGATTCCGGGTTCGGTCTGACGCCGGCCGTCGTGGACGTCGTGCCTATGCGGGCACGGGTTGAACCATACCCGATCGCACGATGGATCATCAACCCGTTTGATCGCATTCCAGACCCGTGGAAGCCGGGCGTGATCGCAATTCACAAAGACGGCATTTCGAAAGTGGAATTCACCGTCGCCGGCCAAGGGTTTTCGGGGCCTACGCCGATCGTCGTGACCGACCCGACCTACAACGAGCAAACCGGTGTGTGGGACTTCCACCCCACGATCAGCCATTCGCAGTTCAGCAGCAACGGCGTGATCACGATCGAAGCTAAGGTGTTTCCCGACAACGCGTTTGGCATGAACCGCGACAAGAACACGGAGGGCGGTGGTCTTGGGTTGGATCAACTGAGTTTTGTGGTCAATCAAGACGGCACGTTGCGACAGACCGTCGCGTATGTGTCCACAACCGGAAACGATGGTACGGGCGCTTTGAACGACCGGTCGAAACCCTATCTGAATCCGCACGCCGCGTTTACCGCCGCCAACACAGCCGATGGGGATTGCGACGGTCTGCTCGTTCGTCTTGAGGCCGGCGATTACGATTTCGGAGGCGGCGTCACCGTCACAACGGCTAACGAATGGGCGACGCTCATGCCTGCGCCCGGGGTATCACAGGCCGACGTGCGGATTACTTCCGTGAACGCGTCACCCAATTCGCCAAAGACGTTGCGGCTGAAAGTGAAGGATCTGTTTGCCGTCGGCGATCAACGGCTCAGACCGTGGACAGGGGCGGGTTATGCTTTTTGCGTAGAACGCTGCGTCCTCAACGGCGACAACCGCACCGGGGTTGTGCACCCCATCAAAAGCATCAGCAGCATTGACAAGGTCTATCTCATCGATACCGAAGTGTTCAACGTCGCCAATGGTGCTGCGGATGTTGATCTGCTTCGAGGGGTTGACATCCACGGGTGCAACAATGACGCTACGCGCAACTGCTTTAACGTCGTCAATGCCAACATTGAAGATATCACGCCAGAGGGAACCGGCAACCATTGCGATGGGTTCCAGATCAACAGCAGCACGCCTTACAATATTATTTGGTACAACGTACGAATGACCCGAATGGAGCAGTCGTTTGTGCAAATGACGACGACTGTGCCTATACGCGGGCTCGCGATGATCAATATGTACGGTGTTCAGATCCCGTCTCCGAACGTGACGGGGACCGTCGTATTTCAGCAGAGCGTCGATCATCTCTGCATGTGGAACTGCTCGTTCCGTACCGTCGCGGGTCAGAAGTCGCGGGCTGAAATGCGGGATGAGTCGGAAAACCCCGGCGCGCCGATCTACTTTTCGAACGTCTCCATCAGAGCAAACCATTTTGCCCATTTCGTCTACCACTCGTCTCTGAGTGCTATTGCTACGAACGCGGATCGCAACTTTGAAGCGAAGACCGGGTACGACCGCAACAACATCTACGACAACATTGACGGGCCAATAGCTGGCGACTTGCTTTGGGGCACGAACCTGACCCAGGGCGACCCGAAACTGACAACAGACGGGTTCCCCGGTGTCGGTTCGTCGTTGCTGAACACCGTAGCGGCGAACCTTGTGCCCGAAGATGCCGGCGGAAACGAGCGTGCGACGCCGGGAGAAGCGGGCGCCTACGAACAGAGCCTCGAGGGCAATCTCAATATGGCGGTCGTGAATGTTACTCCGTTTCCCTTCAACGATTTCTTTGCGATGGTTGTGGATGTTACTCCCTACGGGATTTCAGGGCCACCCGTTCCACCGCGCGATGAAGGCATGTTGGTGGGCGGGATGTTGCCGATGGCTGGAGGAGTGGGCTGATGGAGCCGATCAAGGCAGGCAGTACAAACCAGACCATTTATTTTCGGCTTCGGGACGCCACGTCGGGTCTGGCTAAGGTGGGCCTGGCCTGGAACTCGGCGGGTGCGTCCTGTTATTACGTGCGAAACCGTGGCTTGGCCACAGCGATCACGTTGGCGACGCTCGCGGCCGCTGATTCGGCTCATACAGACGGCGGATTCAAGGAGGTTCACGGCACGAACATGAAAGGGCTCTATCGGCTCGATCTTCCTGACGCCGTTGTGGTGTCCGGGTCGCGCGGAGTCGAGGTCTCTATCGAATTCGACGGCGTCATCGAGGAAACCAAAGAGATCTCACTGACCGGGCAGGCGGACGGACTTCCCACCGTCGATACCAACAATCGAATCGTCGGCATTCAGGGAACCAAGAACAACCTCGATGCGCTGACTGACATCACGGCGGCGCAGGTCAATAACGAGCTCGACGGGGCGCTGAACACGGCGATCCCCGGCAGTCCCACGGCTGACTCGCTCAATCAGCGCATCAAGGCTTTGGATGACTTGTTGCAGTCGGGCGGCACGGGCGATGCGGCGGCGATGAAGGCAAAGTTGGATACGCTCCACGACACACGCCTCACGTCCGCGCGGGCGGGATACCTGGCCAAGCTGAACATCACCGGGAATGTGGCGGCTTCGGGTGAGGTCACGGCAATCCAAAACAACACACGGGTGCGGGTGATCATACCCGGGACACTCGAGCGCCCGGATTCCGGGTCGACGTTGTACCAACTCGATCTCTACATCTACGACACGGATGGAAACATGGAGGCGCCGGACTCCTTGCCGACCATCACGGCTCAGAATGAGGCGGGCACGAGCAGGTCCTCGAATCTGGGCACGGTTACTCTCGTGGCGACCGGCGTCTATAAGGTCACGTACACGGTGGCCTCGAGCCACCTGATCGAACAGATCCGATTCGAGTGGAGTATTGTCGAGGGTGGCGTGACCAAGAAGCACGGGGCCGCATCGCAAATCGTGGACACAACGGCGGTCGACTTCACGGCTGCCGACCGCACGAAGCTCGACACGCTGCACGACACGCGGTGCACCGAGGTGCGAATGGCAGAACTGGACGCGGCTAATCTTCCTGCGGACGTGGACACGCTCAAATATGCCGGACCGCGGGGGCCGGGTGTTTACCTCGACGATGCTGCTGCCAACACCAATACCGTAGTTGGTGTCGATGGTATCGGGAGTAATCCGGTGTCCACGATCGCGGCGGCTACGACCATTGCCGGAAGCCTCGGCATCCAACGCATCTATCTCATCAACGATGCTGTCATCACCTTGGCACAAACGTACGAGGGTTGGGAGTTTGTTGGAATCGGCCTCGGCAATCAGATCACCCTTGGCAGCCAGGACGTAGACAACTCTAGCTTCTTCTTTATGACATTGACCGGGACACAGGGCGGCACGGGAATGTTGTGGTGTCAAGATTGCGGCCTCACCGGCCTTCTCGCGCTCGAATGCCTTGCTTATTTCTGTTACCTCACGGGCAACAACACCCTCAGGGCATCCACTCTAATTATCTTCGACCACTGCTCGAGCGCTGTTCCTGGTAATGCCACTCCCGAACTGACCTTCTCAGGTGGTGCGACTGCGGTCAATTTCCGTCATGGTTCGTGCGGGTTGCAGATAAATGCAATGGGAGCTGGCGACGTTATGACTTATGAGGTAGTCGGCGGCCAGATCATTGTGGATGCAACCTGCACTGATGGGCTCCTTACCGTGCGGGGCGATTGCGACGTCACCGACAACTCCGGTGGGGCCGTCACAATCACCCAATCTGCGGCGATCAACCAAGCGAATATCAACGCTGCGGCAGACACAGCGATCAGCGATGCGGCTCTGGCGACTGGGGCGAACCTTGCCACGGTTGACACCGTCGTCGATGCGATCAAGGCGGTCACCGATCTTCTGCCAAACGGTGGTGCTCTCAGTGACCTGGCGACGCTTGTGACCCGGCTGACGGATGCTCGTGCGGCGGTGCTTGACGATTTGATCAATGCGGGGCGGTTGGATGTTATTCTTGACGCGATCAACACTGCGACCGGCGGCCTGGCCGGCGCGGCGATGCGGGGCACGGATGCTGTCGATACGTCGCCGATGCGAGGCACGGACTCGGCGGGTACGGCCGCGAATCTTGCGACGGTTGACACCGTCGTCGACGCCATTAAGGCAGTGACGGACCTGCTACCGAACGCCGGTGCGCTCAGTGACCTGGCAACGCTGGTCAGTCGGCTGACGGCGGCGCGTGCGACGGCCATGGATGAATTGCTGGCCGCGAACCTGCCGGCGGACGTCGATACGTTGTTGACCCGGGTACCGGGTGTCGTCCTGATACGTTCAGAGACGATGGCGGAATTGCCCGTTGGTGTGCCACCGGTGAATCCGACGTTTGAAGAATGTCAGATGGCCTTTTACATGGCCCTACGCAACAGGATGGTGCTCGATACCAGCGGCGCCCCGGATCACAAATTCATACGGAACAGCGCTGGCGCGGTCATATTCAAGAAGGTCATCACGGACTCAGGCGGCGTCTATGATGAGGCAAAGGCGATCACGGGACCGTAAACGATGGCGATTGACACGAAAGCCAAGAGAGCGTCTTGTATCGCGGCAGGCATCCCGCTCTTACCGGCGTCGCCGATTCCCAACGGTTCGCTTGACGCATCCGTGCGAGCCGCGGCGTGTTGGTCCTACTCGGGTAACCTATTTGCAGCACCGCTGACGTTCGTTCCACTAACGTTTGCGCTCGAGGCGGGACTGAGTCGTCTCACGTCATTGGATGCCGGTCTCTCTCAGACGGTCGGTATGACGGCTGAACTCACGCGGACGTTGAGTTTGGAGGCCAAGAGATGAGTCTGTACTTCCGATCATGGTTGTTGGGGGTGTTTGTTGGTGTCATCGGAGCGGGTCAGGTGTGTTGTCTGTCGGCGCGCGGCGCGCGGGCTTTCACGCGGGATCAGGACGTTCACAACGAACTGGATGCGGATGATACGATCGCGGCCCAGGCCGGGTCCTCGATCGACGTGGATAAGATCGTCACGCAGGTTACAACGACGGTGAGTAATCAAATGTGGCCGATCATGGTCCTCTTGATCTGTTGGGTCGTGTTTGACGCGATCAAAACCTTGGGGCTCGGCTGGTTGATTACGCGTCTCCGGTACACGAATGAAAAGCGGAAGTGGAATGCCATGTGTGGCAATGGCGGGGCGAATCCGCCCGGAAAGCCCGGGAGAACGCACTGATGTCGATCGACATTCAAGAAAAGGACGTTGGTACCCAGGTCGAGATCACGCCGAAGAAACCGGATGGGTCCAACGATGACATTTCGGGTGGGACCAAATACGAAATCCACTTCCGGAAACCGGACGCTTCCACGCTCGTGAAAACGGCGACGATCGAAGGAACGGGAAGCGCGAGTGATCCTTACCGTTGGCGGTACGTCGGTGTGGCCGACGTTTTCACGCCGGCTGGGATGTGGGGCGCTCAAGGGTACGTCGAATTTACGAGTGGCGCTACAAAGTACAAAACGAGAATCGTGCAGTTTCATGTTGGTCGAAACATAGTTGCTTAGGTTCCGGGCAAGGACGTGGAACATGGCAAAGGCATTGTGGGCGATCTGGGAG